CTTGGAAATATGGAGTGGGGAAGCATAGCAAGGGGTCTTACCATACTTGCAGGTTCCTTTACAATCATAGGAGTTGCCGGTAAATTATTAACTCCTGTGATACCGACATTATTAGCTTTATCAGGAGTGATAACCTTATTAGGAATAGGAACTTTGGCTGCCGGCGCAGGGGTAGCGGCTTTTGCAGCAGGACTTTCGGCCTTAGCAGTATCGGGAGTTGCCGGAGGCGCGGCATTAGTTGCTATAATTAAAAATCTTATAGGGCTTATACCTGATTTATTTAAAGAGATAGGCGAAGGAATAATAGAGTTTTCAAAAGTAATAGGAGAAGGTGCTTCTACTTTGTCCGAAGCGTTCGTCGCAATGATCGAAGCAGGATGCAACGCATTGATTTCGACATCGGCCTTAATAGCCGAGGCTCTTTTGAAACTGGTGTATGACGCATTAAGTGCATTGGCAGAATATGCTCCAGAAATAACAGACAAGCTATTCGATTTTATAATTGGATTACTTGAAACATTATCAGAGCGTGTTCCGGAACTCATCGTTGTTGGAGCAGAGCTGCTCGGGAATGTGCTTAAAGGCATTTTCGATGCCATGGGAAAATTTAAAGCAGAAAGTTTATTTAACACAATAGGTGCGATAGCTGCTTTAGTGGCCATATTCGGAGTGTTGTCCGCTGCTGCGAATATTGTAAAAAGAGCAATGGTGACTACGGCTCTTATGGGAATAGTTATGGCAGGAATAACTGTTATATTCTTGTCCCTTGGAAGTCTTCCTATGGAGAAGACAACAGCTATTGCTGGCTCTTTATCAGCTTTATTACTTTCTTTATCTGGCAGCATGAAAGTTTTAAGTCTTGTTCCAATAGCCGGTGCAGTAAAAGGAGTTGCTAGTCTTGGCGCATTTGTAGCTGGACTTACCGTGATTATAGCAGCTCTCGGCGGCATTGCTCAAATCCCAGGATTTAAATGGTTGATGGAGGAAGGGGCAAAAGTTCTAGGACAAATAGGAAATGCAATCGGTTCATTTGTCGGTAATATTGTTTCTGGATTTATGAACGGAGTATCTTCTTCATTCCCACAAATAGGAGAGGACTTATCCGGCTTTATGGAAAATGCCAAACCGTTTTTCGACGGTATCAAAAATGTGGATGCCAATTCAATGAACGGCATCAAAGCATTGGCTGAAGCTATTTTGATACTGACTGGTGCAGGAGTGTTAGATGGATTAACATCTTGGTTTACCGGCGGAAATTCAATGGTTAAATTTGGAAAAGATTTATCCGAGTTTGGCCCATATTTCAGTAAATATTATGAGTCAATAAGAGGAGTAGACGGATCTGTAGTTGAGGCTTCTGCAAATGCAGCTAAAGCCTTGGCCGAATTTGCTACGAATATTCCAAATGAAGGAGGACTTGTTTCTGTATTTACAGGAAATAATAATCTGTCCGACTTCGCAGACCAGCTCGTGATATTCGGACCTAAATTTAAACAATATGCTGATAGCGTATCTGGAATAAATCCGGAAGTAGTTACTTCTTCTGCGAATGCGGCGAAGGTACTTGCCGAGTTTGCCAACAATCTTCCTAATTCCGGAGGGCTTGTATCATGGATAACAGGGGATATAACCTTATCGGAGTTTGGAGCTGAAATAGCTAAATTCGGGCCATACCTCAAGACTTATGCTGATAGTATGGTCGGTATTAAACCGGAACTCATTACAAATTCAGCAAATGCGGCAAAAGGGTTGGCTGAACTTGCGAATGCTTTGCCTAATTCTGGAGGACTAGTTAGCTGGTTTGCAGGAAATAACGATATAGATAGTTTTGGCGCGGGACTTGCTAAATTTGGTGAAGATCTTTCAAAATACTCAAGTTCTGTAGAAGGAGTTAATCCGGATGCTGTTGTGTCAGCGACAAATGCTGCTCAATCTCTTGTAGACCTTTCTAAAAGTTTGCCAGAAAAGGGATTATTCGATGGGCAGCAGTCATTTGGTTCGTTTGGACTGGATATAGCTTCATTTGGCGTAGGTCTTTCAAAGTATTATCAGTCGATAAGCGGTATAGACACCGGGATATTATCAAGCGTCATAGCCGAGATAAGTAAGCTTCTTGACATAGCTAAAGGTATGATGTCTATAGATACAGACACCATGAAGAATTTTGGAGAAGCAATGGAAAAACTCGGAGATATGGGTGTAGATGGGTTAGTTGATGCATTTAACGGTGCGTATGACAAAGTAAACGATTCTATACAGTCTACTTTTAAGACATTGATAGACAATATATCTTCAAGAGGCAGCGAACTAAAATCGGCAATGGACAAGACTATATCCGTAGCTTTAATTGGTATATCCTCGAAATATAATAATTTCAGATCCGAAGGAAGCACGCTTGTTTCAAAGATGATCGATGGAATAAAATCGAAATCTGAATCTGTTCCAAAAGCATTTGTATCTGTTCTGGAAAGAGCTATAAACGAGATAAGAAGTCTTTATAAGCAGTTTTACAATTCCGCAGCTTATTTGGTTAGCGGATTTGTTGCCGGAATTGATAACAATGTATATAAAGCAGCTTCCGCAGCAGCAAGAATGGCCAAAGCGGCATCTAATGCTGCAAACAGAGAGCTTGACATAAACTCCCCGTCAAAAGTCGGATATAGATCCGGCTCTTTTTATGGCCTTGGATTTGTTAATGCTATTATTGATTATGCGAAGAAGGCATATTCAGCAGGAGCAAATATGGCAGCTTCGGCAAGGAATGGCCTTGATAAGACAATTTCAATGATGCAGTCGATATTCAACAGCGATGTCGATGTGACGCCATCAATAAGACCTGTTCTGGATCTTAGCGATGTGAATGATGGTGTTGGAAGACTAAACACTATGTTTGCAATGCAACCGTCTATAGGGGTTATGTCTAATCTTAACGCTATAAGCTCTATAATGGACCAAAGAAATCAAAATGATAGGGACAGGCATATTACGGATGCTATAAAAGATCTTAAGAAAGCTATGGGGCAGACTACAGGAGATACATATAACATCAACGGAATAACATATGATTCAGGATCAGAAGTATCTCAAGCTATCCAGACCCTTGTAAGAGCAGCAAAGATAGAAAGGAGGAAGTAGTTAGTGGCAAAAGTTTCAAATTTAACTGTTCAAAAGCAGAGTGGAAATGACAATACATATTATGCTACATGGATATTTAATGAAACACAAAAAAATACTACTGTAACCACTGGCGCTATAAAAAAGGGAGACCTCGTTTCTATTAAATCTACGGCTACAACATATTACAATGGAGTAGCGATGCCGTCATGGGTAAGAAGTGATAGATGGTATGTCATAGAAGTATCTGGAAACAGAGCAGTTCTTGGGCGAAATGCCTCAGGCACGCATAATATAATAAGTCCCGTTAGAGTGTCAGATCTGGTAAGCACAACGAGTTCGACATCATCTACGACCACAATAAATACTCTCGATCATTATGAGGTTAAATGGTATTACTGGACTGACGATGGTGTTTGGTTTATAGGTAGCTCTTCGAATGCGACAGAAAAACAGAGCACTTATAGCCCTCCAGATGGTGCTACACAGATAAAATGTACAGTAAAACCTGTTTCCAAAACAAGAAAAGTAAACGGTAAAGATACATCATATTGGAGCGGTACGGCAGTATCATCTGTTTATTATCTTGCTGCCGACCCGCCAGAGGTGCCGTCGGTACCAACAGTAGAGATAGATGAATATAACTTAACCGCTTCGATAGAAAATTTATCGGATCCAAGAAGTGATCAGATTCAATTCCAAATATATAACGGAACAAAACTTGTAAAAACAGCTACTGTAACGGTAGTTACATGTCAAGCAATATTTGAATATGCAGTATCGCCAGGAGGAGAATACCGAGTACGGTGCAGATCAGTAAATTTATATAACGGGAATAGCGTATATAGTGATTGGTCTGACTTTTCAAGCACAATGAACACCATACCGGCTCCTCCAGAGACGATAACATCATGCAGAGCAAGTTCAGAAACATCTGTATATTTGGAATGGACTGAAGCAGGAAGCGCAGAAACTTACGATATTGAATACACCACAGAATTAAGATATTTCGATGGGTCAAATCAGACAACGGTTATAACCGGAGCCGAATTTACACATTACGAAGTAACGGGCCTGGAATCAGGAGACGAATATTTTTTCAGAGTAAGAGCTGTGAATGAACAAGGGGAGTCTGCATGGACAGATCCAAAGTCGGTTATTATCGGAGAAAAACCATCAGCACCGACAACCTGGTCTTCGACAACTACAGCAATAACCGGCGACATTCTCACATTATATTGGGTACACAATGCTCAAGATGGTTCAAGAATGACATATGCTGAGCTTGAAATGTATATTGGCGAGACAAAAGAAACTTATACCATAGAAGGATATAGCGATGAAGAAGAACCTGAGGGAGAAAATAAAACGCATATGTATATCGTCGATACTTCGGAATATGACGAAGGAACAAAGATTCGTTGGAGAGTTAGAACAGCTGGAATAACAAAAGTTTATGGCGATTGGTCGATACAGCGTACGGTTGATATTTATGCGCCTCCAACATTAGAGTTGACGATAACTGATTCATCTGGATCTCAGATTGAAACATTAGAGTCGTTTCCATTGAATATATCCGCTCTGGCTGGTCCTAAAACACAGGCTCCTATAGGTTATTATGTATCTATAATATCAAACGAAACATATCAAACAACTGACGCAATAGGAAGAAGTGTAATAGTAAATGCCGGAGATGAGGTTTATTCACAATACTTTGATGTGAATGAGCCTCTATCATTATCCTTATCTGCAAATGATGTGGATTTTGAAAACAATATATCCTATACGCTTACTTGTATTTCATCAATGGACTCCGGTTTAAATGGAGAGGCATCTTTAGAATTTAATGTTTCATGGACTGAAATGGAATATGAGCCTGATGCCGAGATATCTTATGATGGAGATTCTTTTGTGACATATATCAGGCCGTATTGTATAGATGACGATGGATACCTTATAGAAAATGTAATGATATCGGTATATAGAAGAGAGTTTGACGGTTCATTTACAGAATTATCAAAAAATATAGACAATACTGAAAATTCTGTCATTGTTGATCCGCATCCGGCATTGGACTATGCAAGATATCGTATAGTAGCAACTGCAAAAAATACAGGAACAGTATCTTTCTATGATCCTCCAGGATATCCTATAGATGAACCGGCTATTATCATACAGTGGGACGAAGAATGGTCTCAATTTAATACCAACAACGAGGATGAAATGGAACAGCCCCCGTGGTCGGGTTCGCTACTTAGGCTTCCATATAATATCGATGTTTCTGACAGTAATACGGCGGATGTTTCGCTTGTCGAATATGCCGGAAGAAAGCACCCGGTGACTTATTATGGGACACAGATTGGTGCTACCGCGACTTGGAATTTCGAAATAGTCAAGGATGATACAGAAACATTATATGGATTAAGGCGTCTTGCCGCATGGATGGGCGATGTCTATGTAAGAGAACCATCCGGAAGCGGTTATTGGGCGAATGTATCAGTTTCATTTAGTCAAAGACATACAGCGCTCACAATACCGGTAACTTTAAATCTTACAAGGGTAGAAGGGGGTGCATGATGTGCCAGATTGGTCTAAGTCTATGGAACAAACTTTTGAATATTATACCGTTGACCCCGGAACCTGGAAAGATGATAAAAGACTTATGAATGTTACGGGATGCACAATAAACAGAGATCTGGAATCTGATACTTTGGGATCAGCGACTATTGATATAACAGAATCTGTAGGAGAGGCATATATAAGAGCTTACCTGATCACTACTCAAAATGGAATAAGAGAAAAGCTCCCTCTCGGCACATTTCTTGTTCAAACCCCATCTTCAAGCTTTGACGGAAAAGTTCGAAGTGTAAGTATGGACGCATACACTCCGCTACTGGAACTTTCGGAAAATCCTCCTCCTATCGGGTATTCGATATCTAAAAACGAGAACATAATGGATATTGCCTATAGGTTATGCAGAGAGCATGTAAGAGCTCCGGTAGTTGAGACCAATAACGAAGAAGTTTTATATGACGATTTTGTATCAAATACTAATGACACATGGCTTACCTTTATATCGGATCTGATTTCAAATGCCAAATATAATTTCGCCCTTGATGAAATGGGGCGTATTTTATTTGCGCCAAAACAGAAAATCGAATCATTACAACCTGTTTACACATTCAATGACGATAACAGTTCGATACTTTATCCGGATATAGATATGGATCATGATATTTATGGGATACCTAATGTTGTGGAAGTTGTGTATTCTCAAGGGAGAGATAACTATTATGCGAGGGCTGTAAATGATGATATCAACAGCCCTCTTTCAGTTCAGAACAGAGGACGAGAGATAATATATAGAGAAACGAATCCTGATTTTATTGGTGATCCGTTGAACAATCAGGTTCAGGAGTATGCGGAGCAGTTGCTTGAAGAACTGTCATCAGTTGAATACGAACTTTCTTATACTCATGGGTATTGTCCTGTAAGAATAGGCGATTGTGTAAGGCTTAATTATGAAAAAGCAGGGCTTAAGAATATAAAGGCAAAAGTAGTCAGCCAAAATATAACATGCGAATCAGGATGTAAGGTTACAGAGAAAGCCGTTTTTACAAATAAGTTGTGGAGGTGAGAAATAGTGGCATTATCAGATAAGCTTGTGTCGCAATTTGCGAAACTCACAAATTCCAAAGAAGAATCAAAAACTGAATCTATAGTTTACGGAACAGTGTTCAAGCAAGGCGATTCTGATTTCGTCAAAATAGACGGAGCAGACACATTAACCCCTGTCATCTCCACAATGGTGATTAAAGATGGCGATCGAGTAACAGTCATGATCAAGAATCATAAAGCGATCGTGACTGGGAATATAACTTCGCCAGGGGCTCAAAATAGTGACCTTGAGGATATTATCGATGAAATCACAGAGGTAGAGATTCTGATAGCCGACAAAGTAAGCACAGAAGAGTTCGAAGCGGAAAAGGGAAGAATAGACGACCTGATCGCCGATACAGTTCTGATCAAAGACAAATTAACGGCGAACGAAGCGGAAATAGATGACTTAGTTACAGATAATGTTACGATCAATAATAAACTGACAGCAGCAGAAGCAGCGATCGATAACCTAACAACTAATAAACTTGATGCAGAAATCGCCGATTTAACCTTTGCGACTATAGAAAATCTACAGGCAACAGACGCAAAGATAAACAACCTCGAAGCTACATATGGCGACTTCGAAGTTCTCGTAACAAATAAATTTGACGCCATAGAAGCAAATATAGAAGATCTCGAAGCGAATCAAATAACGGTAGATGAACTCGAAGCTAAGTTTGCGAATATTTATTTTACAAATATAGGACAAGCTGCTATAGAGAATTTATTTACAGAGTCCGGCCTGATTAAAGATCTTGTCGTTAGTTCAGGGACAATCACAGGTGAACTTGTAGGAGTAACCATTAAGGGAGACCTCATAGAAGGCGGAACTGTCATAGCCGATAAGCTTGTTATAAAAGGAAGTGACGGTCTTTATTATAAACTCAATACCGATGGGGTAACCACCGAAGCAGAACAAACGGAGTATAACAGTCTCAATGGTAGCATCATCACAGCTAAATCAATAACAGCAACAAAAATATCTGTAGATGATCTTGTGGCGTTTGACGCAACTATAGGCGGTTTTAAAATAACTACTGACTCCATATATTCGGGAGTAAAAACTTCAGCTATCAACACCACAAGAGGCGTATATATGGATGACGATGGTCAATTTGCTGCCGGAGATGCATCGAATTTCATGAGGTTTTTTAAAGATGAAGAAGGTCAATACAAATTAGAAATATTGGCAAGCAGCATAAAGATAGGTGCAGAAAGTAAGCCGGTTATTGTGAGTAGCGAGAATCAATTTTATCAATCAACATCTCCAACAGAGTTGAATGGAGGAAGTTGGTCTAATAGTCAGCCCGAATGGACACAGGGAAAATATATATGGCTGAGAACCTTTGTAACTTATAGCGATGGAACAACAGGTTACTCGCCATCGAACACTGGCGTATGTATAACAGGAAATACGGGTCAAAATGGAGCAGACGGAGAAGACGGAACAAATGGAAAAGATGGCTCTGACGGAAGGGGAATAGCAAATACATCAATAGACTATCAGGCTGGAACATCTCAGACAACTAAACCGACAGGGACATGGGGATCAAGCGTTCCAGCACTCTCAACAGATAAGCCGTATTTATGGACAAGAACCACAATTACTTACACAGATAATACGACAAGTGTGTCTTATAGTGTTAGCAGCACTTTGGACGGAATAGAGGTTGGCGGAAGAAATCTTCTTATAGGTACTAAAGATCTTAGTGGATTAACTGTCTATGATAATTTAACTTCTTCAAAAGTTCAAATAGGCGATGATGGTTTTGGATATATTGATTTTCCAGAACATGAGACCGACAGTCCTAATAAATATGGAAGATGGATATTGAGCGATGTCAATCCTTTGCCAAAAGACATGGTGTATGGAAAAGATGTAGTATTTTCATTTGAATATTGCGGCGAGGCGACCAAGTTCTGCTCTGAATTTGCCCTTTGCAATGACGAAACCACAGGCCGCATAAGATATCATTTAAAATACGAATCTATTGCTCCTCCGACAGAGTGGACAAGATATGAATATAAAGCTCGCATATCTGACGACTTATTTACCGGAAGTCAGAGTGGTACAAGCGGAGAGTTTGATGATTGCACTCGGTTTTGGGTAAGAATATACGCAATTAACGGCGAACACATAGCTTTTCGTAAACCTAAACTTGAAATAGGAAATATAGCATCCGATTGGTCCCCTGCGCCGGAGGATATTGAGGATAGGCTTGACGACAGTATTGTTGAACTATCATCTCAACTTCAAATGACAGAAGCTAATTTAAAACTAGAGTTAAGCGAAACATACTATAACAAAGGTGATACAGATGAAAAATTTGAATCAATGGAGCAATCGATACTTAATGTAACATCTGAAAACCTTAACTTACAGTTCACTTCAATAAAAAATGAGTTTACGGATAAAACCGAGTCTATGGAAGGAGATATAAATGATTTAGGTTCCAGTATCTCGGAGATTCAGACATATTTTGACTTTAGTGAAGACGGGTTGAAAATAGGAAAGTCTACAAGTGATATCAAGCTAAAATTAGAAAACGACAAGGTGAGTTTTGTTAATAACGCGGATATTGATCTGGCATATTGGGAAGAGGATGTTTTCCATGTTGAAAACGGTGAGTTTGAAAAGACACTCAAACTTGGAAATTTTGCATTTGTTCCGAGAGCTTCCGGAAATCTGAGCTTCAAAAAGGTGGTGAATTAAATGGCTATATCAGCAAGCATAAGCATCAGCCCTGGGACGCCGAATATAGCTGGCAATTATACGCCTGTAACATTTTCTATAGTTGTATCCTGGACCTATGGCTCTTATGATCACTACAGTAAATCAGTAACATGGACAATAAATGGAGCGAACCATAACTTCACCCGTGGAAAAATAAATCCAAATAGAACAACTTCTGGATCTCAGACTTTAGCGTCGAAGGTCGTAAATATTTATCATAATGCTGATGGAACTAAAACTGTTTCGTCGTCTTGCTCGATTCCAACGGCAACAAGTTCAGGAACGGTTACAGCATCTAATAGTAGAACGCTATCAACCATTCCAAGGGCTACTACGCCTTCAGCATCAGCATCGAGTGTGGCTATAGGCGGCTCTATCACCATAAATACCCCGAGAGCATCAACAGAATTTACTCACACTTTAGAGTATAAAGTCGGAAGTGGATCGTATGTTACTTTAGCTACTAATGTAGGGACCTCATATAAATGGACTATTCCTTCATCTATTGCGAGCAGTATACCATCAAGTATATCAGCTACAGTAACAATCAGATGTACAACAAAAAATGGAAGTACGACTATAGGAAGCGCTAAAACTTGCACATTTACTTTAACGGTTCCAAACACTACTGCATATAAACCCGCAATAAGCAACATAACGACATCAGAACTTACATCCGGAATACCATCAGCATTAAGTGGTATTTTTATTCAGAACAAATCTAAACTAAAAATCGCAGTTACAAGAGAGGCCGGATCGGGTTCTGCTGTAAAATCTACCACTGTAAAAGTCGATGGAAAAACTTATAGCGGACAAACTGTAAACACAGATGTGATAACATCCTCAGGAAATTTGAAAGTTTCCGTAACCGTAGAGGATAATCGCGGAAGAACTACATCAAAAGAATTTACAGTAAGCGTTGTGGAATATCATTCCCCGACCATTTCAAACTTTTCAGTTGAAAGATGTAATTCGGATGGATCAGTAAATGATGAGGGTGAATATTTAAAAGTTACTTACTCGGTTGATATTTCTCCGTTAAGTAATAAAAATGCTAAAAATGCTAAAATCAGTTATAAGAAACAATCTGATTCGACATGGACAGATAAAACTGTAACGCTGAGTACATATAGCGACAAAAACAAAACGGCGGTTTACCCTGCAGATTCAGAATATTCATATGATGTTAAACTCGAAGTAAATGATAGTTTTAATATACCTACGAGTATCAGTAAAGTTCTGGTATCCGCATTTTCTCTGATGGATTTTCATCATTCAGGCACAGGAATAGGAATTGGAAAAGTATCAGAAAAAGAGGATACGCTTGATGTTGCGCTTTCGTTAATCGTAAAAAATATAGACTACACCATAACCGAGGAAGAGTACGACGAGCTCCTTTCCCTCGTGGGGGGGGGTAGTTAGCAACCCTAAGAGATTGCTTACATTGCTGCAAAAGCTGGCAAACAGAGAGCACATTGCCGCTCAGGGTAAAAGCGGAAGCTGGAATTATATACACTATAGCGATGGCCGAGCTGAGGTGTGGAGGCAGTGGACGAGTACCAATCTTGCTACGGACGGAACTGTAGGAGGATTTTACTACAGGATATATGCGTTGACGATCCCCGACGGGCTGCTGACAAGCGTTGAGGACGCTCATGCAGACTGCTTCTGGGGGACCGGAACAAGCTGGGCCTCAGCACGCAGTGTACTCCCTACGAGATTCCAGGGAGTATATTATTCCAATCAAAACGGCGGTGCGGGTACATTTTGGAACTATGTCCGAGGCCGCTGGAAGTAAAGGATGAGGATAGCTATGGAAGAAAAACGAGTATTCGACATATTAAAACGCATCATATGCCGCACGCCGAAGATCCAGTGTGGCAGGATAACGGGGATCTCATGTCCGGCCGGGGGATACATCGACATCGAGGTCACATTCCCCAAGGAGTTTAGCGATGTCCCGAAGCTGATAGCATGCTTTGAAAGCACATCATCAGCGGCCGGGTTTGGCTCTTGCAATCTCGGAGTGCATGATGTGACTAAAACGGGAGGTGTTATACGGATGTTTAATGACGACACCGGGAACCGTGCGCCATACATAGTATGGATCGCCGTGGTTCCTGAAATATTGGCCGGGGGGTACAACCTAAAAAGATTATGTGCCTCCTGGCGGGAAAGGCGGCGCGCATATGACTGATAGGTTATTTACACCGCTAAAGCAAGCGTTCGCAAAGATACGATCTATGTGGAACCTGTTGGGGGAGTATGAAGACATAACAGATCAGGTTACCCTGCTCAATGGCTGGACAGTTCAATATGACAGCTTTCGTGTATTAAAAACGCCGGGCGCATTGATTGTAACCGGACTGCTAAAGCCAGGTAAAACAACGGTAAGTAGCAATATAGCGAAACTGCCGGATGATGTATGGTCAGAGCTGGATGATAGATGTTATTACACATACGGTGTGGCCAACTATTTGAGCAAGCATACCAGCAGTCTGTTCTCGATAAGATCAGGATATCTTAGAATTGACAACAACTTGCCGTTTGACGGCGGCGGGGATAATGTAGGGCTTTTTGCCATAAATGGCATTTTCCCGATTGCGAACTTCTCCTTAGGGGGGGGGTACCGCTTAGCTGCAAGCTTAGGGATAGGATGGTGTTAGCATGAAACGAATACTAACGCCACTCATGTCTATCGCAAACAGCATGAAAACTCTTGGGTTGATAGTCAGGTCAAGCATACCATCAGGAGCTGATTTGAATGATTATGTAAATCCTGGAACATTTTTCTGCGGAAGTGGAACAATAGCGGCTACTCTTGAAAACTGCCCTTACACTGATTTTGGGTTCAAACTTGTGGTGCGGGATGCTTATGGAGGAGCATCGCCAGGTTACATAACTCAAGAACTAACAAGTGAAGCGAGGCAGAACAGATATTTTCGACGAAGAATGCCTGCTGGGGAATGGTCTACCTGGCAACTGACAGGTGGAGTTGATTATGTTGTCGAACAAGGAAAATCTGGAGGATGGTATTATCGGAAATGGAATAACAAGACGGCTGAATGTTGGATGACCTGGCAGGGAACAGTTTCCCCATACGAAACAAACAGTGGCATCACAGGATTGAAAAATTCTTTTGTAAAGAATTGGAATCTTCCATTTACATTTTCTGAAAGATACACAAAAACCGCGACAGTTTCGGTGGGTAATGGAATGGGTGTAGTAGCATCAGGTGGACTGAATGATACATTATCTAATGTTTATTTGCATTGGCTGTCAAATACGACGGGAACAAGCATCGTAAATTTATATATTATAGGGAAGTATAAATAGTTGATAAGGAGGGAAAGCGTATGAACATTGATTTTTTAGCAGACTATATCGTTTTAGTAGCATTTGGTGTATGTATTTGCATCGGGTGGATTTTAAAGCAATGGAAAGTGATACCAAATAATATCATCGTGCCTGTTCTTGCGATTATAGGTATCGTAATCAACATGTGGTCGAATGATTGGAATATAACTCCGGAAATCCTACTTGGAGGCATGGCTTCAGGAATTGCTGCATCTGGCGCCTATGAGTATATAAAGAGATTTATCAATAAAGAAAACACGGAAGAAAGTGAGGCATAAAAATGGCAAAAGTATATCTTTCACCATCGAATCATGGAATAGGACAAAACAAATGTCTAAAAGCGGATTGTTATGAGGATAAACACACGAGACCTATTGCCGAAGCATGTGCTAAATATTTGAAGGCTTCTGGTATTTCTGTAAAAATTGCGGCTGCATCAACAGGCGTAATGAACGGAGCAAGATCTAAAGAAGCTAATAAATTTGGTGCTGATCTTTATGTGCCAATACATACTAATGCAGCAAGCGAATCTGCAAGATATTTAATGCTGATGTTTTGGGAAGACAGCAAGGAATATAGAAAGATATTTGATGCTGTATCTCCATATCTGGAAGCTATTTATCCTGGTAAAATAAAAACGCATTTCAGTGTTAGAAAGGATCTTTTTGAAATCCATAATCCGGAAGCCAAGACGATGTATTGCGAACTTGGATTCCATACAAATCAGACAGATGTTGATGATTTCATACATAATTCGGATGAAGTAGGCAAGGCATTAGCGGACGGAATCTGCAATTATTTCGGTATAACGGCTAAAGAAGAAAAACCTCAATCAAATTCATCAAAACCAGCCGCAAAGCCAACCACATCAAAGAAAACGATATCTTCGGTATATAATTCTAAGAAGGCCCTTACAGTAGCGCAAGCCATAAAAGCAGGTCAGGCTATATCCAATATTATTCTCGGAACTTCAATTAAAGAAGACGGAAAATGGGGTCCTGAAACAAAGGCAAATGCGGTCAAGATTCTTCAATGGGCAATGAATAAAGACTATGGAGCCGGACTTGAAATTGATGGGGTAGCAGGCACAAAAACATATTCTGCCTTAGGCAATCATACAGTAAGAAGGGGCGAAACGCAGTATATGGTCACTGCGCTTGAAGTATTACTCCTAATGAATGGATTTAATCCGCATGGAGTTGAGATGCCTGGCGAGTTCGGAGACGGATGTGCCAAAGCTACAGGGCAGTATCAGGAGGCTAATGGATTAACAGTAGACAAGATTGCAGGAAGAAACACTTTCACGAAAATGATATCTTGATGGGGTGATATGTTGATTGATTTAATCAGAGATAATTTCATCAGTATATTGTGTGCTGGAATAGTCGGAGTTGCGACGGGTATAATGGCAAAGCTTTATCGCAAGATAAATGGACTGATAATGTCGGTTATGGCTATGGGGCATGACGATCTTTTCCGATATGCTGAATTCTATATACTGACTAATGAGATAACTGTTAAGGAACTTGAGAATCTCGAACATATTTACAAAGGCTATCATGCTTTAGGCGGTAATGGAACAGGCACTGAGATATTCGAGAAGTGTAAAGAACTTCCGGTAGTCGATAAGCGTACAAAATATAATCCATATTATACTGAGAGAGATTAAAAAAGTAATAAAGAGTCATTGTGGAAAGTATGCGCTTAAGCTACATTGACTCTTTATTTTTGCTTGTAAATTTGTTATAATATAATAAACAAATAATATTACTAGATAGGGTGTCAAAATAAGGTGTTTTTTGGCAATACAAAATATAAAAATGTGTAATTTTCAATGCTTTTAGACGGCGAATTGCAGTGCTGCAAAACCTTTATTCCCCAGTTCAAATCTGGGTGTCGCCTCCATTTAAAGCGTTGAAAATTCAACGCTTTTTTAGTTTTTTGATATCGTATATCCGCTCAAAAAAAACAGCGATTTCCTGCCTAAAACACCTTATGATCGTAAGATAAGGTGTCAAAATAAGGTGTCTTACCCTTTGTAAATCACCCTATTGTTAGAACAGTGAGGAGGATTTGCTGATGATGACAAAACGAAATGTTAAGGGCGAAGGGTCAGTTTTTCAGAGGAGCAATGGCACATGGGTTGCTAAAATAACAAGAAATGGAGTCACAAAATCTAAAACAGCTAAAAATGAGAATGAAGCAAATAAAAAATTAAGAGAGCTTATCAAAGAAGAAAAACGAATAGAAAGATTGAATAAAAATAACAGTGATTTTGCGCACAATCCGAGTAAGGTCCTTACTATTGATGTTTTTAAAAAATTTTTAGAATATAAAAGGGCTGGCCGTAAAAAAGTATCGGACACAACATATTTACGGCTGGAATCAATAGTAAATTATAATATTTTGCCGGAATGTGGCAATGTGCCATTTCTTGAAATAGATAAAAAGGCTATAGAAGCACTTCTGGATAAAAAGAAAAATGATGGTTATAGCTACTCAACTGTAAAAAAAATAAAAGAAGCATTTAACATGTGTTTCGAATTTGCGGTATATGAAGAAGGGCTAGTCGAACCATATGAAAATCCTACATTAGGGGTTGTCATGCCGATATACGATATGAGTTTAAAGGAAATTCCATCGTATAGTACGGACGAAATTCAGAAGATAACAAAGGAGTGCCTTAAAAAAACATCAAATGGAAAATATATTTATAGATATGGACCGTTTTTTCTCTTTATGCTTAATACGGGACTAAGAGAGGGTGAAGCTTGCGCATTGTTAAAATCAGATATAAATATACGAGAGAGACTTGTATCGGTTAATAAAAATATAATATCTGTGCGATCAGGAAAAGAAGATGACGAGAAGCATTGGATCAAAAAGGTTAAAAATACTCCAAAAACAAAAAATAGTATAAGATATGTTCCTTTGAACAAAGGCGCTGTTAAATATGCCAATATAGTGTTAGACCAATTCGGAGAAGGGGAAATGTTTGTTTACACCATAAATGGGTGTTTAGTAAATCCGAGTTCTTTAAATAAGTACCTGGATACAATACTGAAAAATGCAGGAGTGAACAAAAAAGGAGGAGTTCATGTCCTTAGGGATACATTTGCTTCGAGACTATTTGATAGTGGCACCGATATACAAACTATTTCAAAAATATTAGGGCATGCTAATTCAAGAATAACTGAAGAACATTACATACAAATATTAAATTCAAGAAAAATGAAAGCCGTAAATCTTATAGACTACATATAGCCCGCATTGAAAATGGTGCGTATTTCTGTTATATTTTAACTTAGAATAGAAAAATACAATCTATAATAGAAAACCACTAAAGATGATAAAAGACACGGATGAAGAAATATGTCCGCTATGCGGAGGATATTTAAAATACTACGACAGCGTTAATAGGGTAGTCTTTGGAAGATACGGACACAAAAATCATATAAGAATAAAAAGATATAGATGCACAAAATGTAACTCTATACACAGGGCTATTCCTGATTCTATATTTCCTTATAAGCGATATGAAGCGGATATTATTATCGGAGTGTTAGAGAAAATCATCACATGTGAAACAATAGGATTTGAAGATTACCCATGCGAGAAAACTATTTCCCGATGGAATACGCAAAAAATACATATCCTTTTATGAAGAGCCTGATTTTACGGGCTCTTATTTTTTGCCACTCGTATTGTTTTTACAGATAGATAATTCGAGAGGTATTATATTTTTATGTGAACGAGAGGAGAAGTAAAATGGGAACAACTATAAGATCTGAGTTATCAAAGAAAAATGAATATTGGATTGAAAAACATAGGTATTACGAGTTAAAGCATTTTTGTATGCAATACCCAATATGGAAAAAACTAATAGACTACATAGATAGTGTAGGTCATGTATCGGATTCAGAGATAAAAATTAAAAATATATCGGATCCGGTACTAAGATGTGTAGAACAAAGAGAATGGTATATATCAAACTGCAAGATGATAGAAAGAACGGCTAATGAGACAGATTCAGTTGTTGCGCCGTATTTGTTAAAAGGAATAACCGAAGGATTATCGTATGATACTTTAAATTCGCAAGAAGTATTACCTTTTAGCAAGAACCGATATTATGAGATGTACAGAAAATTTTTCTGGCTGCTTGATTATAAGCGGAAATAATTGATACGCAGGTGACGAAAAAATATGTTATTTTAATACTGTCAGATATGGAGGTACATATGGAAATATTATTTCTTTTGATTGGAGTTATCGCCGGAGTTTTCTTAGGGATAATCATTACATATTTTCTCTATTATAGAGAAGGTTACATATTGATAGATTTATCGGCGGGAGAAGATTACCCGTCTTTTTATTTAAGCCTAAATCGAAATACGGTGAAGAAAATTTCCAAACAAAATTATATATTGCTGAAGACATTTATCGTAAGAAAATAAAAACGCACGGATAACATCTTATATTATGAAACGAAAAATAGTTTGAAAGGAGTATGAAGAAATGAATAATGAAATGACATTGGAGAAAGTAATTGCTGAGGAGATTTCAAATTTACAAAACTTAGAACGAGGCAGTCAGGAAAAATCGGCGGCGATAGATGATCTGGCGGCTTTATACAAACTGAAGATCGAAGAAAACAAATTTAAGCTGGATTATATTGAACGGCAAGAGTCCGCAAAAAGGGATGAGGAATTCAAGAATAAACAGCTTGAAGAACAAATTAAAGACAGATATTTCAGATTAGGTATAGCTGCGGTAGAATTGATATTACCGTTGATATTCTATGCTTCATGGATGAAGAAAGGATTTAAATTTGAAGAAACCGGAGCATATACTTCTACGACATTCAGAAATTTATTCAATCGGTTTAGACCTACGAAACGATAATATGTTTCAAGATGAAAGAGTGTATTTAACATACATTCTTCGTCTTTCTTCGTAAAAATTACATTGATTATTATGAAGAGAAAAAAGAGCTCTTTGACTCTTTAACCCATGACGAAAGCGATGTATAATTATATCAAGCTTTCAGAAACGAAAGGAGTTAATGAGTATGGGAAGTTTTTTCAACAAAAAAGCAATAGAAGCATTACTGACCGGAAAATATATTTGTAGTCAGTGCGGAGCGGAAATGGAATTCGAAGATGAATGGGAAGATGTACTGATTTGCCATTGCTGTGGAAGTTCCATTGATTCAGAGCGTTATGGATTTGAAAGCGATGAAGAATACGAAGCTCTGTATCCTACAAAAGAGGAAGTATGCGGAGAAAAAGACGATTAATATTCGTCTTTAGGAAGAGTCTTACATTGGCTCTTCCGTTTTGGAGGAAAAATGAGATATCATTACGAAAAACCGACAATTTATCTATCGCTATATGGAAAAACTTATACATGTGATCACCCGGCATATAATAAATGTACTTTATTTTTGATTGGAAATAAAGGGCTTGCCGTTATCCAACAAAGATTTGATTACGATAAAAAATATACTTGGTGGGATGAGATTGATCCATGGCTCACTGACGATTTATATTTACATCCTAAATTCAAAGAGTTCTTTGACGAGCGTGCAGGAGAGTGTACGGACGGATTATATCCTACTGTTTCTATAAGACAGATAATGTGGGCTTTAAAAATGAGACCGCTTCCTAAGGAAAGATGGGAAACAGTGTTTGACAGGAAAGATATATGATCCGTAAAAATTACAAACATGTTTATGAGGACGGTTTAATGCCGTTCTTTTTTATTTTTTTGAAAGGAGAAACAAGTAATGAAAATTTCAAAAACGAGACAGCTTATATTCAAGACGAAGAAGACGATCAAAAATAATGCGCCTATGATTTTGAGCTGTATAGGAACTGCCGGTACCGTTGCAACAGTAGTATTGACCGCAAAAGCAACATTCAAAGCGGCTGATGTGATCAAAGAACTGGAAGAAGAAAAGGAGACTGTAGAGCTTTCGGATAAAATTAAGCAAGTAGGACCTTATTATGTTCCGGCAGCAACAACATGTCTTATTACAGTAATGTGTATATTCGGAGCTGAAATACTGAATAAGAAAAGACAGATGTCGATAGCAGGAGCTTATATGGCAGTAGATAGGATGCTAAAAGAATATAAACAGAAAGTATCTGATATCGGCGGAGAGGAATTAACTAAAAAGATAGAAAAACAGATTGTAGAAGAAAAGCTGAAAAACAAAGATATTTCTGTCGAAGGTGGTAAAAAGTTATATTATGAGGAATATTACGGGGAATATTTCGAAGCTAAACCGGAAGATATACAAAATGCTATATATAACCTAAACCGACATTTTCAATATAATTGCGAAGCATCTCTTGATGATTTCTATAACGATATAGGGATAGACATAACCACAGGACTTGGATGGTCGGCGGATTATATCAGTTATGAGTGGGATATGGCTTATTGGATCGAAATGTATACGGAAGATGTGACTTTAGACGACGGCCTCGAATGCTGTATCATAAGATTTCCGCTTCCGCCAATACCCGAATATCTCGACTATGACAGATATCTTGAAATGTGACCTTAGAATCGCACTTTTTACAAGGTCTTTAATGAAAAGGAGGTACGCTTTATGAATAAAGAAAAAATGATCAGTATTATCAGTGCGGTTGTTACAGTAGTTGGTGTTGGTGCATCGCTAGCACAGGACTGGGTCAGCGACCAAAAGATAAACATTAAGATCCAACAGGAAGTTCAAAAAGCCATATCTAAGAAATAAGCGAATGAGTCCTTACACGGGCTCTTTTGTTTTATGGAGAGGAGAAACAAGAAAGAGAATGAACGAAAAAATGCAAAGAACTGTTAAAACTGTAAAAATGGCTATACAAGAACATAGCCCACAAATATTAACCGGCATCGGAATAATGGGTATGGTAAGTACAACAGTTATGGCAGTAAGGGCAACTCCAAAAGCTTTATATTTGTTAGAAGATAATAAAGCGGCATTGGAGAAAGAGACAAAAATGGAGACTGGAATTGAGATTGTCAAGATAACATGGAAGTGTTATATCCCGGCTGCAATTTTAGGATCTATTTCTATAGTGTGTCTTATAAGTGCTAATTCTTTGAATGCCAAAAGAAACGCAGCTCTTACTACCGCATACGCAATATCCGAATCCGCATTGAAAAATTATCAGGAAAAAGTAGTTGAAACGATCGGAAAGAATAAAGAACAATCGGTAAGAGATGCCATGGCAAAGGATGCAATATCTAAGAAACCAATACATAATTCTGAAGTTATCATAACAAAAAAGGGCGATACACTGTGTTTTGATGTCTTATCGGGGAGATACTTTAAATCCGATATAGAGAGAATAAAACGAGCAGAAAATGATATTAATCGCAAAATGATGGATGAAATGACGGTGTGCCTAAATGAGTTCTATGAAGAAATAGGATTGTCTGGAACATCAATAGGGTATGATATCGGATGGAATATTGATAGAGGTTTCATAGATATAGTGTTTAGTTCGCAACTTGCTGATGATGGGACCCCGTGCCTGGTAATAAATTATAGAAATCCCCCGGTATATGGGTACGAAAAAATAAACTGATAGTCCGCAAAAAATACAATCACTTTAATGAGAAAACTACATTAATATTATTTGAAAAGGAGAAAATAAAATGGATACTAAAGAAATGATGAACAACGAAGAAGTTATGGAAACTGTAGAAGGCGTTATGAAGAACAGCTCTAAAATGATAATGACTGTAGCGGCAGGAGTCGGAATTGCAGCGGTAGGTTTTGTTACTTACAAATATGCAATAAAACCTCTTGTAGCAAAAGTTAAATCAAGAAAAGAGTTGAGCAATGACGAAGCAGATGGTGAAGTATGCTTCGAAGAAGTTACAGCTTAGTAACCAATAATTAAAGAACAAATATGTAAATGTGTTCTTGAGAGAGATTGCGTCACGGATTTGTGGCGCTTTCTCTTTTTCTTTTTTAAGGAGTGAAGCTAATGGAAGAATATAAATCAAACTCTCATAAATCAAGGGAGCTGGAAGAGAAGAAAATTGAAAAAGTAATAACAGGAAAAGTAAAGACCAAGAAAAAGTCTGAAATTCAGAAGATAGTTTCTCTTTTTGTTTCCGATGATGTTACAGACATTAAGGATTATATTTTACATGATGTAATAATACCTGAAGTCAAAAAATCCATATTGGATATTCTCGGAATGATATTTGGAGAAAGAGGTGGAAGAAGGTCTACATCAGCTACGAAAGTCTCTTATGGTAAATATTACGACAAAAATAGTGGAGCAAAAGAATATTCCGCAGTAAGAAGCAGAAATGATTTTGATTACGAGGAAGTCATATGCGAAACAAGAGGAGATGCCGAATCACTTATAGATACAATGAATGATATTATTGAGCAGTTTGGTTCTGTAAGCGTTGGGGATATGTATGACCTTGCTGATATTTCTACAACTAACTTTACAGTCAATAAGTATGGTTGGGATGATATAAGTGGCGCCAAAGCTGTACGAACGGTTGAGGGGTATGTTATAAAACTGCCTAAAGCCAAGTATTTAGATTAGGAGAAAAGAATGTACGAATCGAGTAATAAGAATGTGTCGCATCCAAGGCATTATCAATCAGAAAACGGCATTGAAGTAATCGAGGTTATAGAGGCCTTTACTGCTGACCTTAGAGGAATAGAGGCAACCGATACAGGAAATATAATCAAATATGCTTGCCGTTGGAAGAAAAAGAATGGGATAGAAGATCTGGAAAAGATTATATGGTACACTCAGCACCTTATAGATCATCTTAAAGAAAAATATTCAGATAAAGATGAACAATTAGATAAATACATTATTTAGGAGGAGAAACGATGAACGATTTAGTAGTAAAAACTAAGAATTCATTATCAAAAGTAAATTTCAAATTAAAGAAAATGAGCCCAGAAATACTTGTTGGGCTTGGAATAGTCGGCGTTATTGCGGGAACAGTTATGGCCTGTAAGGCTACTACAAAAGTTAATGATATTCTGGATGAAACAAAAGAAAATGTAGATAAGGTCCACGAATGTCTGGAGATGAACGATCCAGAAAAATATACAAAGGAAGACGGCCAAAAAGATTTAACAATAATATATGCACAGACTGCTGTTAAAATGATTAAACTGTATGGGCCTGCCATTTTAATAACTGGAGCTTCTATAGCTTCTATAATCGCATCAAATAATATAATGAGAAAAAGAAATCTTGCGATAGCAGCGGCATACGCAACAGTTGACAAGAGCTTTAAAGACTATAGGAATAGGGTAGTTGAAAAGTTCGGCAACGAAGTAGAAAAAGAGCTTAGATATAACATCAAAGAAAAGGTATTCACCGAAAAAGAATTTGACGAAAAAACAGGAAAGGATAAAAAAGTAAAAAAGAAAGTCAGAGTAGTTGACGAAAACGGTTTTGAATACAGTGAGTTTTCTAAATACTTTGATGCTGCAAGTAGGTACTGGCAGAAAGACCCTGAATATAATTTGATGTTTCTAAGAGATTGCCAGAATCATGCGAATGACAAACTGAGAGATACAGGACATCTTTTTCTGAACGAAGTGTATGATATGCTGGATATTCCGAGAACAAAAGCAGGTCAGGTTTGTGGATGGCTTTATAGACCGGACGATCCAGAGTACAGAGGTGATAGTTTTGTAGATTTTGGCATATACAAGACAAACAGAGAAGCAAACGGTTCATTTGTAAATGGATACGAACCAGTTATTATTTTAGACTTCAATGTAGACGGAAATATATTGGACCTCATCTAATGGGGTCTTTTGTATTTTTAAGAGGTAAAAACATATGAGAAAGATATTTAAAAAACTAATATTGATAGCGGCTTTAATCCCAATGTGTCTGATCTTTTCAGCATCGACATATCAGGAAGATATTGCGAATTATACCATGTCATTTGATTCTATATCTAATGTCATGAAGAATAACGGGATGATAACTGATGTAATATGCGAAAAAGCTAAAAAAGTGATACCTTTAACAGACGAGGAAATTGATCTTATAGCTCTTGTTACTATGGCGGAAGCTGAAGGAGAATGTGAACTTGGAAAACGCCTTGTTATTGACACAATACTCAATAGGGTTGAGTCTGACCGTTTCCCAGATACAGTTACCGATGTGATATATGCTAAAAATCAATTTTCTTCAATGTGGAACGGTAGAGTTGATCGGTGTTATGTAAGAGATGACATTTGTGAATTGGTAAGACAGGAAGCGATGTCGAGAACTAATGAGGATGTCCTATTCTTTACATCTATAGGATATTTAAGTTTTAGCGAGCCGCTATTTCAGGTAGGAAATCACTACTTTTCAACACTGTAAGGAGGAAATAAAAATGAGAAATACACATGCTTTTATATCGTATACATTTGCCGCTATATCCGGAATATGTTTAGTTGGTGGAATAGCTGTATTATCAGGAGGCAAATAGAATGGGGAGCATAGAATATATGATAGAACTTCTCGATGGAACTCTTGATACAAAGAGAAAACGCCATATAACAGGTGGAATACTTTTAAGCGTTTCATTATTATTTGGTGGATTGGCTTTTACTGTAATGACGATAAAAAACGAATAGGAGAAGAAAATGAATAAATTAATCAGTGTTGGATTTTTTATTGCTGGAGCGGCGGTTGGTTCTATTGCAACTTGGCAGTTCCTTAAAACAAAATACGAGGAAATCGCTCAGGAAGAGATAGATTCAGTAAAACAGACATACGCGAAGAGAGAAGAGAAAAGACAATTCGTGGAGTATAAGAAATCAAGCGAAACTACTGGAGACATGACCTATGAAAAAGATGAGGTCATAAGAAAGGAGGCTGTAAAAGAAGTGAATCGGATAATAGAAGATAATAATTACACTTCGGAAATAAATGAAGTTACCAGAGATCAGCATTATATAATCAGACCTGATGAGTTTGGCGAATATGACGACTATGACACTATCAGCCTTACATATTATGCGGACCATATTCTAACAGACGAAGACGATGAAATAGTAGAAGATATAGAGGATAAGATAGGATTTGATGCTCTAAGTCATTTCGGCGAATATGAAGAAGACTCGGTATTTGTGCGAAATGATCGGATAAAATGTGATTACGAAATCCTACTTGACCAAAGGAAATATTCTGAGGTAGAACACTACAACGAATATCAGATGGAGGACGAATGATAAAAAACGAAGTAACTTACGATTATTTCGAGTGGCTGTACGAAAAAGTGTGCGATGAAGAATACTCTAGGAGACTGTCTTATAGAAAACTACTAGAGTATTTGTTTTCTACTGACTTTACTTATATTCTCCCTATGGATGAGAACAGAGCAGAAGATGGGTTAAGTTTAAGATACCGCTTCGCAATGGAAGTAGGATATAAAGACGAGACAATAGAAGGCAATATTGACTTTCCATGCAGCGTTCTTGAAATGATGATAGCTCTTTCAATAAGATGTGAGGAACATATAATGAGTGATCCTGATATAGGAGACAGGACAGGGCAATGGTTCTGGAACATGATCGTTAATCTAGGTCTTGGGAATATGAGCGATGATAATTTCAACGAACGGCATGTAAAGATAATACTTGAAAACTTTTTAGACAGACATTACGAAAAGAATGGTAAAGGCGGGCTGTTTATGATCGAGGCCCCTTCGAAAGACATGCGTGATATTGAAATATGGTATCAAATGTGTATGTATCTTATTCAACAAAGAGGTGAATGATATGGAAAAAATTTATATTTTCAATGCGGATCCTATTGACAGAGAAATAAGAAGCCTTAAAAGAAGGAATCTGGCACTTTGTGTGACTGTAGGATATTTAGCGCTTATATTTTATGATTATGCTGTAAAAAATTATTCGGTTTTACGCAAGATCAGGAAAGAACTTAATAAAATGGAGCGTAAAGAAAAGGAGCAATAATTGATGGTTGATTTTTTGATGATTGCAACCAGAAGCAGCAAGAAAGGAACCATCGAAATATATCCAAAATTTATAGTCAAAAAAAGTTCGGATCTGATGATAAGAGGCGGGGATTTTTACGCAATATGGATAGAGGAAAGAGGATTATGGTCTACAGATGAGCAGGATGCATTGCAACTGATAGATAATGAGCTTGATAAATATGCCAAAGAAAACAGCAAACATTTTGATTCAGGCCTTGTGAAAGTTCTTCATATGTGGGATTCCGAATCCGGAATGATTGACAGATGGCATAAGTATTGTCAGAAGCAGATGCGGGATTCTTTTCATATGCTCGATGAGAAAATTATATTCTCAAATATGGATGTAAAAAAGAACGATTATGCCAGCAAGAAACTCGACTACCCATTAGAAAAAGGAGATATAAGCGCATATGAAAAGCTTGTGTCGACACTATATTCTGAAGAAGAGCGTAAAAAGATAGAATGGGCAATAGGCGCAATCGTAACTGGTGATTCCAAAACAATACAAAAGTTTATGGTTTTTTACGGAGCTGCCGGTACAGGGAAATCGACGATAATAAACATTATCCAGAAATTGTTTGACGGCTATTGCGAGGTTTTCAGAGCAAAAGACCTCGGTTCATCCAGTAATGCTTTTGCGCTTGAAGCTTTTAAATCCAATCCTCTCGTTGCGATTGAACACGATGGGGACCTTTCTCGAATAGAAGATAATACCAGACTTAACAGCTTAGTCTCCCATGAACTTATGACTGTAAATGAGAAGTTCAAATCTACCTATTCTAATCGTTTCAAATGTTTTCTCATTATGGGAACAAATAAACCGGTAAAGATAACAGACGCAAAAAGCGGTCTGATTAGAAGGTTGATCGATGTGTCGCCGTCCGGAAATAAAGTTCCTCCTAAAGAATATCGGACCCTGATTAAGCAGATAAAATTCGAACTTGGGGCTATAGCTTATCATTGCAGAGAAGTTTACTTTAATAATCAGGACATCTATGACGATTATATTCCTGTAAAAATGCTTGGAGCATCAAATGATTTTTATAATTTTGTAGAAGATTCTTACTATGTTTTTAAAGAGGAAGATGGAGTTAGCTTGAAATCGGCATGGGAAATGTATAAAACATACTGCGCTGATTCAAAAGTATCATATATTCTTCCTTATAGGTCATTTAAAGAAGAATTAAAAAATTATTTTAGATCATTTGAAGGTCGATCTAATGATAAGAAAAGAATAAGAAATTACTATTCGGGATTTATTTACGATAAATTCGAAAATATAACTTCTTATAAAAAAACAGAAACAAATACATCAACTATAGAGTTTGATTCGACAGAATCTTATTTCGACCAATTTTGCTCTGAGTGTCCTGCTCAATATACAACTCAAAAAGAGACTCCTATAAGCAAATGGGATGATGTTGTCACGAAACTATCTGATATAGACACTTCTAAATTGCATTATGTGAAACTTCCGGAAAATCATATAGTGATCGATTTTGATATTCCAGACGAAGAAGGAAACAAATCATTAGAAAAAAATATATCAGAAGCAAGTAAATGGCCTGCTACATATGCAGAACTTAGCAAGAGCGGAAAAGGTGTCCATCTGCATTATATTTATAGTGGCGATGCATCGAAATTAAGCAGAATATATGAGGAACATATCGAGATCAAAGTATTTACAGGCAAGAGCTCTTTAAGGAGAAAACTGACGAAATGCAACAAATTGCCTATTGCTACGATTAGCTCAGGTTTACCTACGAAAGGAGATAAAAAGATGGTAAATTTTGAAGCTGTGAAAAGTGAAAAAGGATTACGGACTTTAATTAAACGCAATCTTAATAAAGAGATCCACCCTGGTACAAAACCAAGTGTGGATTTTATTTTTAAGATTTTGGAGGATGCGTACGAAAGTGGTCTGAAATATGATGTCACTGATATGAGAAATGCGGTACTTGCATTTGCGGCTAACAGCACTCATCAGTCAGAATATTGCATTAAACTTGTTAATAAGATGAGGTTCAAATCAACAGAGCCATCTGAGTCTGGAAAAGAAGACGGGTCAAAGTTGATATTTTATGATGTTGAAGTATTTCCTAATTTATTCCTTGTAAATTGGAAGCTTGAAGGTGAAGATCAACCAGTCATAAGAATGATCAATCCAAAGCCAGAAGAAATAGAAGATTTGATGAGGTATAAACTTGTTGGATTCAACTGTAGGAGATATGATAATCATATTTTATATGCGAGACTGATGGGCTATACGAATGAGCAACTATTCAATTTGTCGCAAAAAATAATAAACGGAAGCGCAAATTGTTTCTTTGCAGAAGCGTATAATGTATCGTATACAGATGTTTATGACTTCTGTTCTAAGAAGCAGTCTCTCAAAAAATGGGAGATCGAACTCGGAATTCATCATAAAGAACTTGGGTTGCCATGGGACAAGCCGGTGCCAGAAGATATGTGGGTAAAGGTGGCTGAATACTGCGATAATGATGTGATAGCTACAGAGGCTGTGTTTAACGCAAGAAGAGGGGATTTTGTAGCAAGACAAATTTTAGCCAAGTTAGCTGGCGGAACTGTGAATGATACAACCAACTCTTTGTCTATGAAAATTATATTCGGAAATAATAGAAAACCGCAAGATCAGTTTAATTATCGTGATATGGGAGATATTTCGGAGGATAGTGGTACCAGAAAATCTGGTCTGGATTCTGAATATACCATGTTCGATAAGAAAGGACGGCCTATATTTCCGGGATATAAATTCGACAACGGTAAATCTATATATCGTGATGAAGAGGTCGGCGAAGGCGGATATGTCTATGCCGAGCCTGGCATGTATGTAGATGTTGCTCTGCTCGATGTAGCTTCAATGCATCCGAGCAGCATAATAGCCGAGAAGTTATTTGGTGATACATACACTAAAAGATTTGAGGAAATAAGAGATGCCAGGGTAGCAATAAAACATCATGATTTTGACGCAGCGAGAGGAATGCTGGATGGCGCCCTCGACGAATATATAGATGAACTTGAGAACGGAGCAACATGGTTTACAGCAGAGGACTTAGCTCAGGCGCTGAAAATAGTGATTAACTCTATATATGGATTAACCGCTGCTAACTTTGACAATCCGTTCCGCGATCCAAGAAACAAGGATAATATAGTTGCTAAACGAGGGGCCCTGTTTATGATAAACCTAAAACATGAGGTGCAAAAACGGGGCTTTACTGTTGCCCACATTAAAACAGATTCCATCAAAATTCCGAATGCAACACCGGAAATCATCCAATTCGTTATGGACTATGGAAAAGAGTATGGATATATATTCGAACATGAGGCTACATATGATCGAATGTGTTTGGTAAATGATGCTGTTTATATTGCTAAATATAAAGATGGAAAACATGCTGGCGAATGGACAGCAACTGGTACTCAGTTCCAAGTTCCTTATATCTTTAAGACTCTTTTCAGCAAAGAGAAGATCGAATTCTCAGATATGTGCGAAACAAAGGCTGTAAGTACCGCTTTATATTTAGACATGAACGAAAACTTACCGGATGTATCTGAGTACGAAAAAGAATTGTACGAACGAAGAAGAACATCAGAGAAAAGGCGTTTAAATCCCGATTTTAGCAATCTGTCAGATAAAGATATTAAAAACGAAATATCTAAAGGGCACAATTATATCTTTGTCGGAAAGGTCGGGCAATTCTGCCCAATAAAGTCTGGTCACGGCGGAGGATTGCTTATGAGAGAAAAAGATTGGAAATTCTATGCTGCGGCTGGATCGAAAGGATATAGATGGCTTGAATCTGAAATGGTGCGAGAACTAAAAAGCACAGATGATATAGACCGATCGTATTACGATAATCTCGTAGATGAAGCGGTCGAGACTATATCGCAATATGGGGACTTCGAGTGGTTTGCGTCTAATGATAATTGAAAGGAGAAACTCAAATGACAAATAAAAAAATAGACAATATCATAATTGAAAACGCAAGAATAATATTCAGAAACTTTTCTGGAAAAGAAGGAAAATATAACAGAGCGGGTAGCAGAAATTTCTGCGTTGTAATAGATAACGCGGATACTGCTGGGAGATTATCAAATGATGGATGGAATGTACGCATGTCTAAAAAAAGAGATCCTGAAGATGAGCCATTATATTATCTTCAGGTATCTGTGAATTTTGCAAACATTCCTCCTAATATATATTTAATAACAAGAAACAAGAAAACAAAACTCGATGAAGAGTCTGTAAGCGCTCTTGACTATGCAGAAATAGTAAATGTAGATCTTACTATCAGGCCTTATAGCTGGGAAGTAAACGATAAATCCGGCGTTAAGGCGTATTTAAAAACAATGTATGTGACGATAGAAGAAGACGCGTTCGCTGCAAAATACGATGATATGGCAGACGCAATACCATTTTAGTATCTGATATAAAGGTGCCGGATCGAATGTCCGGTTAAATGTCCGGAAATAAGCGGAAACAGCCTTTATATTTTTTATTGTCGAAAGGAGAAGAAACAAATGAAGATTGGAACATTAGTAGCTACTAAAAGTATAGTGGATAAAATGTGTGAAGATAATGATTTCGCACATTTTATTAATGACTCAGTAAATAGATATAAAGCTATGGATTGGGGAGATACTTGTGATGAGGATAAAGAAGCAAATAACGCCGCAATAAAAAATGATGAGCGAATTCTCGCTGTTTATAAATATCCAAAAACAGAAGAGGAAATATGGATAATAACGGAATGGGACAGGAGCGTTACAACTATATTATTTCCTCATGAATATTAAAAATTGCGGTGATAACTATATGAAACTATATAATTATCAGTTAGATGCGATTAATAGAATGAAGAACGGCTGCATTCTTTGCGGAGGTGTCGGCTCAGGAAAATCTATTACGGCGCTTGGGTACTATTATCTGATGAACGGTGGTGATATTGCTTTTCTAAAAGGAGGAGAATTTACCTCGATGAATCCTTATCCTGCTGATCTATATATAATCACGACAGCGAGAAAGAGAGATACATTGGAATGGGAAAAAGAAATGCTGCCGTTTCTTATGTCTGTAGATCCAAAGACGAATTTCTATAATAACAATATCGTAATAGACTCGTGGAACAATATTAAAAAGTATTCTGATGTTAAGGACGCTTTTTTTATTTTTGATGAACAAAGAGTAGTCGGAAGCGGTGTGTGGGTTAAGTCATTTTTAAAGATTGTAAAGTCAAATAAATGGATATTGCTATCTGCAACACCGGGAGATACTTGGCAAGATTATATTCCGGTATTTATTGCAAATGGCTTTTATAGAAACAGGACTGAATTTTCACGGGAGCATATTGTGTACAGTCGTTTCAGTAAATATCCAAAGGTTGACAGATATCTGAACACGGGAAGACTTCTCCGTTTGAGAAACTCGATATTGGTCAATATGGATTTCACCAGAAAAACAGAATCGCATCATGAGAATATATTTATAGAATATGATATCGAGGCATATAAAGAAGTTACTAAGACCCGATGGAATCCATACAAAAATGAGCCGATAGTAAACGCAGCAGAGCTGTGTTATGTATGGAGGCGAATAGTCAATTCTGATATTTCAAGAGAAAACGCATTACTCTCTATTTTAAAAAAACATAATAAAGTTATAGTATTTTACAACTTCGATTATGAATTGGAGATTTTAAAGAATTGTAAGTACGCCGAAGAAGTAAAAGTAGCCGAGTGGAACGGACATAAACATGAGCCTATTCCTGACTCAGAGAAATGGGTTTATTTGGTTCAATACGCTGCCGGAGCTGAGGGCTGGAACTGTACTACAACTGATACAATAGTATTTTACTCTCAAAATTACTCTTATAAGATTATGCAGCAAGCGGCAGGACGAATAGACAGAGTTAATACTTCCTTCAAAGATTTATATTATTATCATTTAAAATCAAGAAGCGGTATTGATCTGGCTATAAGCAGAGCTCTGAATAATAAGAAGAATTTTAACGAGTCGGCTTATGTTCAATGGTGAACAAAATCGAAAGGAGAAATTAAAATGAAAACAAAAGTTGATACGCAGGTGACCAAAAAAGTTGATACAATGAGAGAAACAAGACTCTGGATAAAACAGATCATAATTCCGGTTATAACTTTGATCACCACGACGATGACAATACCTGAAATCAGAGAGGTTATATCTGAGAAAGCAAAATTTGTAAAGGAGTCTATGCGCCAAAAAATATCTTAAACGAGGAGGATGCATTTGGACAGTATTTATATCAGAAAAGGCAAAGCATGGGTTGAAAAATATTTTGCCGATATGGAAAAGGAAAACTCTACTATCAAACACTTAAGAAACGATGGATATAAGTATGAAAATTTAATAGAGTTTATGAAACCGGAAATAAAATCCATCGAAATCCTTGACTGATTCTATTCAGCTTCGCAAAAATTACACGCTCCTTTATGAAAGGAAGGTAATTATTATGAACATTAAGAAAATATTAGATTCAAAATTATTTTGTGGAATTTGTTTAATAGGAAGTATAATAGCAGTTAAAGAGAATGCAATGGGATTGCTCGGTAAATAACCGGGCTTTTCTTTTTATTAAAGAGTCCAACTATTAGTCAGACTCTTTATTTTTTGTTGAAAGGAGAATTTATTAAAAATGAGTATGATGTATGACTTTTACTTAGCATCTCACAAAGATAATGTAAAAAAGGGCTTTTATTGGATAAAAGAAAATCTGCCAGAGCTTATAGAAAATGACGAAACAGACTACGAGCATCAAATAGTTTTCGGTCATGACGCAAGCAAGTCTGATCCAGAAGAATATGAAGCGTATGATGCGTATTTCTATGGAGGAAATAGATCGTATAATGTAGTCCGTAATTTTCGTTACGCTTGGCTAAGACATATCCATAAGAATCCACATCATTATCAATATTGGATATTGTTAAATGACGAACCAAATGAGGGAGAGATTGCTTTGGATATTCCTAAAAATTATGTAATCGAAATGATTTGTGATTGGTGGTCATTTTCTTGGAGTAGTGGAAATTTAAGAGAAATATTTGATTGGTATAATGAGCATAAGGATTATATGAAATTTAGCAATAATACTAGAAAATTAGTAGAATATATTTTACAGATGATCATGGAAAAATTAAATGAGCTAGAGAAAACACAATAAAAGCATTAATTAAATAACTTTGTTTTTTTTGTTGAAAGGAGAAGATAAATGAGTTACGATGAATTTTTAATTATTGACGATTATTACGAAACTACAGGATTTCGTAAAATATATAAATTCCCAAATGGATATGGAGCAAGCGTAATAAAATTAAAAGGATCTTATGGATATGAAAAAAATCTGTGGGAGATAGCAGTAATTGAATTTTTCGGTGATTATATATGGCACTTATGCTACGACACTCCTATTACAGATGATGTCATAGGGAATCTTAAATGGGAAGAAGTAGAAGAGTACCTGGAGAAAATAAAGAATTTGTGAGGTGGAAAAATGTCTTATAAATTAAGAAAATGCAATGCATGCGGTAAGCTCTTTTTATATTCTGATGCTAAAGATGATTTAATAGTCGATTTTCTAAAAAATTCATATTGCAAATCATGCTTAGAGGATTTAATAATGAAAGCTCTGTTACACCATTATCATCGATGATCATTAACTTTCAGGAGGATAATCAATGAACGACGGATATAAGGAAGTATATTTTGATCAATATTGCAAGACATGCAGATATGAGAAAAGGTCGGAAGATAAAGACCCTTGTTTCGATTGCTTGAACGAACCGGTCAATGTGTATTCTCATAAACCTGTAAACTATGAGGAAAAGAAAAATGACAGACAAACAAAGAATGAGAAATTGTAATAAATGTCGGACACGCAGAATTCAGTTTTTATTCCAGGGATGGATATTTGACTTTAGAAACTGCCCATATGTCTGCACGCAAAATAAACTGTACGATAAATTGAAGAAAGGGAGAGCAAGATGACAGAAAAAGAAAAAATAATAGTATCGGCTTATACCGGATATTTGATGTGCGATTTTGACAAAGTACATCAATATATTGAACAAAAGCTCGGACGGCCGGTATATACTCACGAACTCTCTTCTTTGAATGTTCAAAATGAGATAATGAATAAAGTAAGAGACGATTTTTTATCACTCTGCGATCCGGAAATGCCGGGTTTACTTAGTTAAAGATAAATAGCGAAAGGAGAAAATAAAATGGCAACATGTAAAAAATGTGATAAATGCGGAGTAACTTACGACGACAAAATATCAGTGAGATATTCTGCAAGAAAAATATATTCTATAAAAGTTGAAGAAGTAAACGGATTTGGAGAAAACTTTGAAAAACATATAGATTTATGTCCTAAATGCGCAGAAGAGTTTAGTCTATTTATGAAAGAATACAAAACTTATGAGGAAAACGATACGAAATATACCCCGCTGGATGTATTCCTGGCCGCATATGAACAAACAAAATTCATTAATAAATGCTTGATAAAAATCGCCTCCGGAGAGCAAATAGAAAATGACGAACTGCATATTTTATCTACTATGTCTTCCGGCAATGCAATTTACGATAAAATAGATAATGGAGGTAAAAATAATGCCGACTGAATATTATGATTATTTAGAAAATTTGTGTTTTGGTATAATAGACGATTCCACAATAGCCTTCTCTAATGCTATTAATAATATATCTGTAATTAATATAAAAAATGTGATCTTTAATGACCCCGCAACTATAATTTTATGGGCTGACGGTTCTAAAACAGTAGTTAAAGCTAACGGAGAACCATTTGATCCGGAAAAAGGACTAGCTATGGCTATAATTAAAAAAGTTCTTGGTAATAAAGGAAATTACTACAAGATATTTAAAAAATATTTACCAACTTCAAAAACGGAGTAATTTTGATAAATATATAATAGGAGATGATATAATGGATAAACCTAAAAAGTATGTCAAAAAGCCTGTAGAAGTAGAGGCTATTTTATTTACAGAAAATAATATAGCAGAGGTCATGGAATTTATGAATCAATCTTCTTATAACATCTCTGTTTATAAAGGAACTAACACAATATCTAAAATTACGATACCGACACTGGAAGGAAACCTTGAAGCGAAGATAGGAGATTATATCATAAAAGGTATAAAAGGTGAATTCTATCCTTGTAGAAAAGATATTTTTGATGCTACATATGAGGAGGTTAAAAATGATTGAACTTAAAGTCGAAGATTACTGTCAGAACTGTAAAAATTTCGAGCCGATAAAAAATGAATTATATATAGATTTTGATAGCATTTATCAGGTAGTTACATGCGAACACGCATATATATGTGATGCTATCTTTGCTCATATTTGTAATTACTTACAGAAGGAGAAAAAACAATGATTAAAAATGCAATAATTGAATCTACGATGATAGGCAGAGAAGATAACGGAATAATGACTTTTTTGATTTTTATTAAATCCGATAAATGGGGCGGTTGTGGAATCGGTGGTTTGGCATTAGATGAATACGATAAAAGTACAAAAACGATAGCATTCCAAGCGAAGTCTATGGAAGTAATATCTAAAATTTTGGAAGTTGTCGGAGCTAAAACATGGGAAGAACTTCCTGGAAAATATATTCGATTTGAAGATAAAGGTTTGGGAGTTACTATCACAAAAATCGGTAATATTACCGAAGATAAATGGTTCGATATTTTAGAGTTTTTCGATAAAGAAAGGAGAAAAAATGATTAAACAAATTATTAATCCTTCTCAGATTGTACAGACGGGACTTGCAGTTGAAGTGGATGGAATTCGTGTTGACTATCGTAGAATCCCTGGCAAGTTTGCTTATGAATTCACGGTCTCATTACTAATCAATGAAACATTAGATCTAAACTTGATTGAAGATACGATTGATCAGGTTGTTGGCGCTATGTGCAGTCAAAGCTATGATCATGGCGCTGAATGGAGAGAAACTGGCGTAAAAGAAACCGCTATTGATTCTCGAACCGGAGAATACACCGCGACTGTATATTTTAGGATTAAAGATAGTTATTAATCTTTTAAGTTTGGAAGGAGAAAACAATGACCAGAAACGAGAAGCTCGATGAATTCTTGAAAGAAATTGGCGTCGAACTCTTGCCTTTCCAAAAAGAAATCCTCAAACAGATAATAAACGGAAACAAGATTTATATTTGTTATCCGCCCAATATCAGACAAACCAATACATTACGGCTGATGCGAGCGTGGTTAATCACGAAGAGCATATTCAGCAATGGATTCGAGGAGAAAAATCCGAAATAGTGCTCGATGCTCTTGAAAAAGGACTTAGAGCTAAACTTAAGGATGTTAGTGATCAACTTGATCTGCTTTGAAAGGAGAAAACAATGATTAAATTCGAAAACACAGAAGTAATGGGCTGGGAACATGCGATCCGTGGGATGCGGAATCCGATGAACTCTTGGGAGAAGAGTGATAGTGAATTTTCCGTTTGTGAATGCGAACAGTGGCCGCATCATATTAAGAAATCGCTCGTGAAACTTGGTCCTGCTGATCTCGACCTGATGAAACGGCTGCGGAATGCCGGGACGGATCATCGTAAGTTCATGCGAATGATCACGGTGTATGTGGATATTACCGCTCCGCTTTATTGGTGGAAGGAGTTTGATACATACAAGGTTGGGACAGTTGCGAACTCTTGCTCAACGATGCATAAGATAGCGGCGAAGGAGTTTACGCTGGAGGATTTCTCAACCGAGCATCTCTTCGATCGTTATGGAGATCCGTCTATGAATCTGAATTACGGCGGGAAACATCCTATCGGTATGATGAATGATCTCATTCGAACTCTAAATCATTTCAGACACTGGTACCTCGAAACCAACGACAAAAAATACTGGTGGCAGATGATCCAACTCCTTCCGAGCTCTTACAACCAGAAACGGACAGTTATGCTGAACTATGAGGTTCTGGCGAATATGTATAAGTCTCGTAAGAATCATAAACTGGATGAGTGGGCGGAGCATACCGTTCCAGAAAGAAAACAAAATCCTATTGCAGACGGATATGAGTTCTCCCAATATATAAATAATCGTGGTTTCTGTGACTGGATCAAGACACTGCCATATTCTGAATTGATCACCGGAGAAGAAGTGCAAGAGTAATGAATTCGCATAAAATACACCTCCTATAATGGAAAGGAGGTAAAGTTTATGGAACGATTTTTTAAAGCCGTAAACGATAAGCAGCTTGGTATTTGTTTAAGAATGCTTTATGCTGAGGGAATTCAACCGTTTATCGATACCGTATTAAACGATAAAGATAAGATTGAATTTCATATAAGCATAGATGCAGACGAACAAATATTCAATAAGCTTGACGAGCGGTATAAGATTTTGATTTCATAAAATCAACTTCTTCCAAAAAGGTAAAAGGTCTGAAATACGGCCTTTTACTTTTTTATTTTACATGTTATAATTCGGTCAAGGAGGATAACGCAATGCAAACTCATTATACCCTAAACGGTAAAAAAATGATCCATATAACAGGAAAAATGTCTTGTCCGGTGAAGAAAAAAGATGGTACATGGACCACTGTTATAAAAACACACGAAGAGGACATTCCTGACCTTGAAAGGGAAAGCTGGATCTGTAATAAATGCGGTTGGTCAACATATCCTTCTTGCAAGGAATGGTGTAAAGCATGGATAACTCACACAAGTAAATAAAACTTATATGGACGAAGAGCTGAGATTTATTCTTGGCTCTTTTTTATTTGGAGGAAAGATATGGAACAAAAAGGAGTAATGACTAACAAAGGGATTCTTATAAAAAGAGAATGTGACGAACTAATGGCTCGAAGTAAAAGGTATCTTCCTTGCAAACAAGATTGCAGGAATTGTATTTGTTGTATAGAAACTTTTGAAAACGGAAAAAGAGAACATGTGACAAAGTATAGAGAATACGAAGGAAACGCCACTGTAGGAAGATTTATTTAAGGAGATTAAGTTATGACTATAAACGAATACCAGAAAAAGGCTTTGAGAACGGCTCCTGCATATAGCCTGAGAAACAAAAAATTATTGAATGGACTTATGGGTCTAAACGGTGAAGCTGGTGAAGCGATAGATCTTTTGAAGAAACATATTTTTCAAGATCACGAACTTGATGTAGAACATCTGGCAAAAGAACTTGGTGATATTGCCTGGTATCTTGCTATAAGTGCCGACGCTATAGGATATAGCCTTGAAAAAATTTTTCAGATGAATATCGAAAAGCTTGAGAAGAGATATCCTGACGGATTCGATTCGGAAAGAAGTATGCACAGGAATAAGTTGGATCTTTGACATATAAAAATATGCAGTAATTATTAGGTAATTGTACGGACGGAGGATAAAATGTTTAAACGAAATCTAATAAGGAATAAGCTCTATGGATTAGCGCTTATTGGAATTGGGATGTTGTCTGTTCTGATTGGTAAGGACGCAACATTCTTTTTAATTGCGCTTATTTTAGGCGGATATTTGATCATATCAAAAGAGAATTGGATAGACTGATCTCTCTTTAATTTCGGTAAAGTGGGCCGATTTTACGCCCACTTTTATTTTTTAATATTTGGTCATGAACGGAGTTTTGTGAAGATTGTGTGAAGATGTATACAATTTTTGCGTGTTTTGCCCAAAAAAAGTTGGGCAAATGCCCAAATATTTTTAAAAAGTGGACATGGATAATCGTTGAAATTTCAATGGTTTCAGCGGTCGTGCCCAATTAGCCCAACTTTTTTTCTATTAATTGCGAAAAAAAATTAATTAAATTATATTAATATACCAAAAAAGTTGGGTTTTCTGGGCAAACTGGTCAAAGCTATGTTTTACATAGTAAAAATGTGGAATTTCTGGCTTATTTTTCTCCGCGCGAAAAAAACATTGACTGTTATGAAGAGAAAGGGAATAAAACGCCCATTCTCTGTTTTTGTTTGCAGAAATATTTGTGGAGAAGAAAAATGTTAGAAAGACAATTTCAAGCCGAACTTATAAAAGAAATCAAAGAAAGGTTCAAAGGATGTATTGTTATAAAGAATGATTCAAGTTATATGCAGGGTATTCCAGATTTGATGATTCTTTATAAAAATAAATGGGCGGCTCTTGAGTGCAAAAAAAATGAATCAGCTAATGTGCAGCCTAATCAAGAGTATTATGTCAGCATCATGGACGATATGTCTTTTGCCCGTTTTATCTTTCCGAAGAATAAGGAGGAGGTATTAAATGAACTTCAACAAGCATTCGACTCTTGAAGGACAGCACGCCTTTTTAGGAGCCAGCAAATATCATTGGATTAATTATACTGATGAGAAACTTGCTGAAACATATTCTAAATTTTTAGCGGTACAGAGAGGAACCGTATTACATGAGTTTGCTGCACAATGTATAAGACTTGGTCAAAAGTTACCAAAGTCTACAAAGACATTAAACATGTATGTAAACGATGCGATCGGTTTTAGAATGATACCGGAACAGATTTTATATTACTCTGAAAATTGTTTTGGCACGGCCGATTCAATATCTTTCAGGAGAAATATTTTAAGGATTCACGATTATAAAAGTGGTGTCATTCCGGCCCACATGGAGCAGCTTCAAATATATGCTGCTCTTTTTTGTTTAGAGTATAAAGTGAAACCAGCGGATATAAATATAGAGCTTCGTCTGTACCAGAACGATGAAATTGTTATCGATAATCCAGATCAAGAGATTATAGTTCCGATAATGGATAAGATAATTACCTTCGACAAAATCATAAACAGAATAAAAGAACAGGAGAATTAAGTCATGAACCGTATTGCTAAAGAAATATATTTAATTCACTATGGAATGCCGAGACGATCCGGACGATATCCATGGGGTTCTGGAAAAGAGCCATATCAGCATAGCGGCGATTTTCTGAGCAGAATAGACGAGCTTAAAAAGCAGGGTCTGAGCGATACGGAAATAGCAAAATCTATGGGCTTGACTACAACTCAATTTCGTACTCAGAGATCGCTTGCAAAAGACGAAAGACGCGCTATAGAAGTTGAGACTGCTAAAGATCTTAGAAATAAAGGATACAGTCTTAATGAGATTGCCGAAAAAATGGGTTATAACAATGATTCATCAGTTAGATCTTTACTGAATGAAAATTCAGAAGCGAGAATGAATCAAGCGAAAAAAACGGCAGCGTTTTTAAAAAAACAGATCGATGAAAAAGGAATGATCGATGTCGGAGCTGGCGTAGAAAGAGAACTTGGTATATCTAAAGAGAAGATGAAAGAGGCTTTATACATTCTCGAACTTGAAGGTTATCCTACATATGGAGGAAGAGTTCCTCAAGTAACGAATAAAGGGAAACAGACCACTTTGCGAGTTGTATGTCCTCCTGGCACAGAGCATAAAGATATTTATGATTACGACAAGATTAACTCGCTTAAAGATTATGTATCTCATGACGATGGAGAAACTTTTGACCCAAAGTTTATCTATCCTAAGAGTATGGATTCAAAGCGTCTTCAGATAAGGTATGCAGAAGATGGCGGAGAGAACAAGGATGGAGTGATTGAGCTAAGAAGAGGCGTGGACGATCTGTCTTTAGGCAATTCTCATTATGCGCAGGTTCGAATACTGGTAGATAACAATAAATATTTGAAGGGCATGGCCGTTTATGGGGATGATTTGCCAGATGGTATCGATGTAATATTTAATACCAACAAGAAAAAAGGTACTCCGAAAGAAGATGTTCTCAAAACAGTAAAAGATGATCCAGATAATCCGTTTGGTTCATTGATAAAAGAGGGAATAAATGATCCTGATAATCCGTCATCAGAGAGAGGCGGACAGAGTTATTATTACGATAAAAACGGTAAGAAGCAGCTTTCTTTAATCAATAAGAGGGCGGAAGAAGGAGATTGGGGAGATTGGGCCGACAAGTTGCCTTCTCAGTTTTTATCTAAGCAAAGTATGTCTCTTATAAAAAAGCAGCTAAACCTCGCAGAAGCAGACAAACAGGCAGAGTTTGATGATATATGTTCTCTTACAAATCCAACAGTTAAGAAAGTCTTACTTAAATCTTTTGCCGATGACTGCGATGCAGCAGCCGAACATCTTAAAGCTGCGGCATTACCGAGACAAAAGTATCAGGTAATACTTCCTTTAACATCGATTAAAGATAACGAAGTATATGCACCTAACTATAGAAATGGCGAGACAGTAGCTTTAGTTCGTTTCCCTCACGGAGGAACATTTGAGATTCCCATTCTTAAGGTAAACAACAAACAGCCTGAAGGTTTAAGAGTTTTAGGAAACACTCCAGCCGACGCTATCGGAATTAATAAGAAGGTGGCGGATCGACTATCAGGTGCAGATTTTGATGGCGATACTGTTATGGTAATACCGTGCAACTCGTCAAGAAGCAAGGTCAGGATCACATCGACTAATGCGCTTGAGGGGCTTAAGGACTTTGATCCTAAGCTTGAGTATGGCGGGAAGAAACCAGGCACTTTCAAAGAGATGAAGAATACCCAAACAGAGATGGGTAAGATCTCTAATTTAATAACCGACATGACTTTAAAAGGAGCTACGGAAGACGAGCTTGCAAGAGCTGTTCGTCATAGCATGGTTGTTATAGATGCCGAAAAACATGGCCTTGATTACAAACAAAGCGAGGCTGACAACGGAATACAAGCTTTAAAGAAAAAGTATCAGGCGCATGATGATGACGATGGATATGGTGGAGCATCAACTCTTATTTCAAGAGCTAAGTCTGAGACCTCCGTACTTAAAAGAAAAGGTTCTCCTGTCATAGATAAAGAAACCGGAGAACAATCATATAAAGAGGTTGTAGAAGAGTATGTGGATAAGGATGGTAAAGTACATACCAGGATGCAGCGGAGTACAAAGATGGCTGAGACCAGAGATGCTAGAACATTATCGTCCGGCACACCTCAGGAAGAAGCATACGCGGACTATGCCAATAGCATGAAGGCCCTGGCCAATCAGGCAAGAAAAGTAATGGTGAATACTGGAAAGATAGAATATTCATCATCGGCCAAGGCTACATATTCGGATGAAGTAAATTCTTTAATGTATAAACTGAACGCTCTTAAAAATGCTCCAAGAGAAAGAAAGGCTCAAGCTATAGCTAACTCTGTTGTAGAAGCAAAAAAGAAAGCCAATCCTGATATGTCTAAAGCTGAAATAAAAAAAGCAAGCCAGCAGGCATTAACATCAGCGCGAGCATCGGTAGGAGCAAAGAGAACGCCTGTCCAAATTACAGACAAAGAATGGGAAGCCATTCAAGCAGGAGCGATAAGCGAAAACAAGCTATTACAAATCTTAAATAATACTGACATTGATGAAGTTAGAAAGAGAGCGACACCTCGAACTACTAACACATTAAGTCAGGCTAAGATAAACCGTATAGCTACACTAAGAGCCTCTGGCTACAGCACATCTGAAATCGCAGAAGCACTTGGTGTATCTTCGTCAACAGTATCAAAGTATTTGAATTGAAAGGAGTGAATCAAAAGATTATGAAAACTAAATGTATGCTGACAACTGTTGATAATCCTTACGATCCATTTGAGCAATTCGATGATTGGTTTCTGTTCGATGAAGAAAAAGGTTATCATTCTTGCGGTTATTTAGGAAGAATAGCAAGAACTTCTGATGAATTATCAGATGAAGAGAATGCATTAGAAGTCGAAAGAGCGATTGACGAAATAATCAAATATGATTTCCTGAATATATACAAGAAAGTAAAGAAGACAGCCTGATTATTACTGTACCTCTTGAGAGGCATAGGGGGGGGTAATGGAAAATACACCCCCTCTGTGAATCGCTTCAGTCCTCAAAAATTCTCCGGGGGAATTTTTTGAAAAAACATTTCAGCATTGTCTATATGACCCTGCGGTAATTTTTATCTATCGAGTTGAAGTGCATCTACATGTCTCCGTTCGATTACTTTTATAAATTTGGGCTTCTCCTTTCGACAAATTATTTATATCCTTATGGCTCGCAGGGTCATATAAACAGTGCTGAAAGTACCACATAACTATTAAAAAAATTTAAGATAAGGAGATGATACTAGGTGAAGAGGAAAACATCAGATGCAAAAACCGACACAAAAAAGAAGATACGCCCGGCATTGTCTCCGGAAGCAAGAGAAAATCAAATGATATCTTTAGCCATAGACTTAGCTGAGAAACAGTTGATAGAAGGGACAGCATCATCACAAGTAATAACTCATTTTCTGAAACTGGCGTCTACAAAAGAACGAATAGAAAAAGAAATACTTGAGAAGCAAAAAGAACTCATAGTCGCTAAAACAGAATCACTGCAATCGTCAAAGCGTATTGAGGAATTATATTCTGAGGCTCTCGATGCTATGAGAATTTACAGTGGGCAAGGCGGAGATGATATTGAATAAATCATACTCTGAATTGATATTGTTTAATACATTCAAAGAAAGGTTTGAATATTTAAAACTTTATGGAATTGTAGCCGAAGAAACTTTTGGATATGAGAGATATCTGAATCAGATTTTTTATAAATCGAAAGAATGGGCAGAAGTAAGAGACTTTGTAATAGTAAGGGATAATGGATGCGATCTCGGTATTGATGGACATGAAATACTGGATAAATATCTCGTAATTCATCATATCAATCCTATTACAGTTGATGATATTCGGAACAAAAGAAGTTTACTTCTCGATCCAGATAATCTTATAACAACATCGTTGCTTACACATAATGCATTGCATTATGGAAATTACGACTTACTTCTGGATATACCCGTAGAGAGATACAAGTATGATACATGTCCATGGAAAAAAATATAAGGTGAATGAAATGTACTTAAAAGGAATTGTAAATAGTTTTAATTGCGTTCTTAGGGAAGAACCATCAGAACTATCTAATTATATAATAAGTTTGAATTTTGGTTACCAAACTCTTGTAGAAGAAGATCTTGGTGAATGGTGTAAGGTGTGTCTTGCTTCCGGTATAGAAGGATATCTTAAAAAGAGCGATTTAGGCGTTTTTAAGATATGGGAGCCAAGAGATATGAGATAGGTGATGCGAATGGAAGAGAGTATATTAATTTCGATAAAAAAGTTGCTCGGTATTACAAAAGATGATACCGATTTCGACACAGACATAATAATACATATAAATTCAGTGTTAGCCGTTCTTTCTCAGCTCGGAGTTGGTCCGATAGATGGATATTCTATATCAGATCAAACACAGAAATGGTCTGACTTTTTAAATGATGATAAATTACTGAATAATGTAAAAACATATGTCTATTTAAGAGTTAGATTGCTGTTTGACCCTCCATCAAGTTCGGCTGTTCTTGAAGCTTTTAATAGAACGATCAACGAGTTTGAATGGAGGATAAATATTTCAACGGAAGAAAAGAGAGAAGGTGATACATGATGAATAACGAACTTTATCACTATGGTGTTCTTGGAATGAAATGGGGTAGAAGAAGATATCAGAATAAAGATGGTACTTTGACTGCTGCCGGGAAAGCAAGGAGAAACGCTCAAATAAAAAAAGAAAGAAAGACCGATTCAAAAAACAGGAGACTTCTCAGTGATCAAGAATTAAAACAGAAAATAGAAAGACTTAAACTTGAAAAACAGCTAAAAGAACTTACAGCAGAAGATGTTTCCCCAGGAAGAGCATATGCGTCCGGAATAATAAAGAATGCAGGTTCCAGAGTATTAACAAATGCAGCGGCCGGAGGAACAGCTTATGCTGTTAAATATTACATGACAAAGAAATTTAATATAAGTGATGCGGCGAGCTATATCGCTCCGAATCCTAATAAGAAGAAATAGGAGGAAAAATCAAAATGGCATTGTCTAATGTTGCCGTACCTAAATATTACGGCATGTTCAGAGATGCCGTTATAAGAGGAGAAATTCCGATATGTAAGACTGTCGAAATGGAAATGAACAGAATAGACAATCTTATAGCAAATCCGAATTATTATTATGACGATGGTCCGGTAGAAGGTTTTATAAGTTATTGCGAAAGAGAAATGACCTTAACAGACGGTTCTGATCTGCATTTGCTGGATACATTTAAACTTTGGGCGGAGCAGCTTTTCGGATGGTACGAATTTGTAGAAAGAAGTGTGTACCAACCATTTGAGAATAATCATGGCGGTAGATATATACGGAAGATAATAAAGAAGCGATTGATCAATAAACAATATCTCATCGTTGGACGAGGAGCTGCAAAATCACTCTACGGTTCTTGCGTACATTCTTATGTGCTTACTGTAGATAACTCAACGACACACCAGATAACTACAGCGCCTACGATGAAGCAGGCAGAGGAAATAATTACTCCAATCAAGACGGCCATAACCAGAGCAAGAGGTCCGCTTTTTAGATTTTTGACAGAAGGTTCACTCCAGAATACGACAGGATCAAGAGCTAATCGTGTTAAACTCGCTTCAACGAAAAAAGGAATTGAGGATTTTCTTACAGGATCACTTGTTGAGATTCGTCCAATGTCCATTAGCAAGTTGCAAGGTCTTAGAGTAAAAGTTGCAACAGTCGATGAGTGGCTTTCCGGAGATATAAGAGAAGATGTAGTTGGAGCAATAGAGCAAGGGGCTTCAAAAGTAGACGATTACATAATACTGGCGACGAGTTCAGAAGGAACGATTCGTAACGGAAGCGGAGACAGTATTAAAATGGAGCTTATGGACATTCTTAAGGGAGATTATGAGAATGACCATGTTTCTATTTGGTGGTATAAGCTGGACTCTATTGACGAAGTAGGCGAACCTGATAAGTGGCTTAAAGCGAATCCAAACCTTGGACATACTGTAACTTACGAAACATATCAACTTGATGTGGAAAGGGCGGAGAAAGTGCCAGCAGCAAGAAATGATATTTTGGCAAAAAGGTTCGGGCTTCCGATGGAGGGTTATACCTATTACTTTACATATGATGAAACTTTACCGCATAAGAAAAGGGATTATTGGCAGATGCCTTGTTCAATGGGGATAGACCTTTCGCAGGGAGACGACTTCTGTGCATTTACATTTTTATTTCCATTATCTAATGGAAGTTTTGGTATAAAGACAAGAAACTATATTTCGTCATTAACCATGTCAAAGCTTCCGATGGCTATGAGGATTAAGTATGAAGATTTTATGGGAGAAGGAAGTCTTGTAGTTCTTGAGGGTGCGGTCCTTGACATGATGGAAGTCTATGAGGACTTAGACAACTATATTATAGCGTCTAATTATGATGTTGTGTGCGTTGGATACGACCCATATAACGCTAAAGACTTCATATCAAGATGGGAGACGGATCTTTTGGAGTAGTCAAAGTAATCCAGGGCGCAAAGACCGAATCGGTGCCACTTGGTGAACTTAAGAAATTAGCAGAAGAGAGGATGCTTTTGTTTGATGAGGAACTTATGACATATTCTATGGGAAATTGTATAACCATGGAAGATACAAATGGTAACAGGAAACTTCTTAAGAGAAGAAGAGAACAAAAAATAGACGCCGTAGCAGCCATGATGGATGCGTATGTCGCCTATAAAATGAATAGAGATGCGTTTGAGTAGTTACTTGCTGTTTGTTCTAAGATATCTTATCACTATGTATATAAACCATACTCCTCCTGTTAAGAGACTTAAAATCACATCTAAAATAAAATGATGTTTTTTAGGTTTAGATTTACTCATGATAATACTCCTAACTATCTACTCTATTTCTTCAAGAACAAATGTTTTGTATGCTTTCTTAGCTATTTTTCTGGTTTCTATAAAATCAATTCCACCGCCGATAACGCCACCGGCGACAGGAACAAGTTTCCAAAGATTTACGATTCCTCTCGTACCAAATTTCGTAACGAACCTAAAACCTATTTTTTGATTTATTTTTGTTAAAATCCTACCAGGTATTTTTTCTATGGACTTTAGGGCCAACTTATTACTAAAATTTATTCCAGCTTGCTTAAATATTTGTGATATGGAACCGCCAACGAGGCAGATATAAGCAAGGGTTTGCACTTCATCGTCTTTTGGATCATGACCTCCAATAACAGCTATGGTAGCAATCATTTTTAACTGTATATACCAAACACTTGCTAAATTCGCAGGAATGGCGACCGGCAGAGTTATTAAACCGCCAAGACTTGTAATGAATCCCGATGTAGTGCATTTCGCTATTTGAGTATCAATAAATTTCTGTAGAGCTTTTTCTGAGGAAGTATATTTATTTATATACTCGTCTGCTAACTCATAACAATTTTTAGAACCTGGAAGACCTTCTATTACTTTACTATAACAAGTATCAAGGACTTTTAACACTTGTTCTTCTGTGATTTTATCCATATATTCCCTCCAATAACTATATATATTATATATCATAACGCGGGGGGGGGGTCAATATTAGAATATATTTTAGGAGGAAAAATTTTATGAATAACGAGATTTACCACTATGGCGTCAAAGGCATGAAGTGGGGTGTGCGAAAGAATAAATATAAAAAACGATATACGGATGATATAGTTATCGAGAAAGGAACAGAGATTCATCGAATTATTCCAAAATCTTGGAGCGATAGGGAAAGAAAATTATCAGGGCATGCTTATGCGAGTTTCAAGACAGAAGATGTAGATAAATATAGGACTTATGCAAGAATGTTTGGGGATGGAAGCAACTATGTCGATATGACTTTTAGAGCTAAAAATGTAATTATTTCGCCATCAAAGAAAAGAAGAATTGAGGAATTTATTAAAATGATGGACTCGGATCCGAAAGCTAAAGAAACGATGATTAAATCTACAAGAACGCCGCTTCTTTTTATGCCTAAGAATAGACTTAATAAATTGAATGACCCAAAACAGGCAGAAAAAGCATATGAAAAATTCTCATATTTGTTAGTTACAAAAAGAGAACTTAGAGATCCATATTTTAAGCGGCTTGAAAATGCCGGATATTCGATGATCATTGATGACGCAGATGTGAGAAGTGGAATATCTAAATCACCAGTTATTATCTTTGATCGAAATAAGTCGTTATCTCTGGATTCTATAAAAAGTCTCAAATAGCTTATAAAAAAGGACTAAACAGTCCTTCTAATCAACTTTTAAATAAAGTTCGTCGTTTATAATACGATATTCCTGCTTTTCTGTAAAAGGAGAGAGCGCTTCTCTGAGAGCTTTTCTTATATTTGATTCTCCTCCATTACTTAAGGAATCTATAACATCTTCAAGCTTTTCGTTAAGTTGACTCGTATCGATTTTTTGAAGAGGAGTAGATTTAAAGTTGGAGTTCTGTCCGTTTAACTTTCCAAAATCTCCAAGAATTCGTTTTTCGCATAAGTCTATATAACGGGTAGTATTTTCTTTAAGCGAATTGATATATTCCGGATCATAGTTTTGCGAAAAATGAGTTTCAAGAATAGCGCTTAGAACATAAAGCTGCATTGACAGTTCAAGATTGCTTTTGATCTTGAATGAGTTTCTCGCGTTTTCCTGGAACTTCTTATATTCTTTAGGAGAAGAGTTTACCGTTTTATCAAGGTCAGACATATAGAATTCAATGTCCTTAATGGCTACTTTTTTTGTTTCCTGAAGACTGGATATAGTAGCAATTCTTTGACAATCGTGTTCCATTATAGAATTATAGTTTTTATAACATTCCATGGAAAAATTGATTTCAGATATCAATTCAGCTTTTTTGTCACCATAAAGAAAATCTATAATCCGGTCAATTTTATAATTTATCAGATTTAATTCTTTATTTATCTCTGTCAGAAAATATTGACCGGTAGCGATAGACATTACAGAGAAAGCACTGGTAACGGCTGCAATAGATCCGCCTATTTCCTGTAGAGGAGCGACTCCAGCAAAATGTCCTTCGGCATCTTTATACATATTCATAAAACCGCCTTGCTTTAGCGGTGTTAAAGCGTGCTGAATACCATCTGGGAAAGTTACTACATATGCGTTAGACAATGCGCCAGATGCGACCATGTTCGGTATTTCACCGACAAACATATCAAGATTGCTCTTCTGAGACGCATTAAGTTCAAGCTTTTTATATTGGCCCTGATCAGGCAAAATGTCATCGCAAGGTTGAATGTTAAAATATAATATATTTTGGACATCATATTTCTGTTTATCCATGGTTGTCCCTCCCTGATAATTATACTTATTATATATCATAACGCGGGGGTGGGCAATATTAGAACCTATTTTAGGAGGAAAAATTTTATGAGTAACGAGATTTACCACTAAGGTATCAAAGGCATGAAATGGGGTGTGCGTCGTTCTAAAGAAGAACTTAGATACAACCGTAATTCCGTCTACGCTTCCGTAAACCGTTCCATACCTAAAATAGCATCTAAGAATGGAATTCTGGTAAGATCATTCTCTCAGCATGCAGCAGATCAGGCTCAGGACAGAAAAGTTTCGGCCAAAGATATAGTTGACGCATTAAAGAAACCATTGTATATTGAACCTGTGAGAATAGATGATTATGGAAGGAAAAGCAGAAGATTTATCGGTGAAAAGGCGACTGTAAATGTCAATCCTGATAATGGAAATGTTACTACGGTGTGGAATACCGGAAGTAAAGATAGAAGAAAATATACAATCGAAAGGAAAAAATCAAAATGAATAAATTTACAGAAAAAGAAATTGAGCTTATGAAATCAATAGGTTTAGACTGTGACTTTCAGAATCTCGATGAAGATGATGATTATTGGATGGATATCGAAGACGCTGTTGCCGATGCTCTTGCCATGCATGGTTTCGATGAAAACTACGAGCCGAACGATTATGGCTGGCTATGCGAAGGTATAATCGATAAAATTCCAGGTTGTAAAGGTGAGTAAAAGGAGCCTCAATTTAGAAGCTCTTTTTTGTTTTGCAAAAATATATCCCGGAGAATAATTCTTAAAAAAGAGGATGGGAATCATGGCAATTAATCATCGAAATTACTATATCCACATTCTTTGATGATTTCATTACATCTTTTAAGATCCGCTTCTCTGTCATACTCTTCTTCGTCATTGGTAAATAAACGGTGGAGTATTGTGGCGGTTCCGTATATCGGTTTACCATTTTTACCGATACATTTCAAATCTGAAATTGTCGTCATGAGATTTTACCTCCTCTCTTTTAAGAATTATTCTCCTTTCGATACATCTATTATGATTTAAACTTACATAATTGACAATAAATAATTATACTAAGGAGGTCCCAGCATGGAACTAAAAGACACTATCGAAATGATGAACAGCGAAGATTACAAGGAAAGATTCAAGGCCGAATACTATCAGACTAAGATTCGCTATAATAAGCTTCATTCGATGTTGGTAAAGAATGAAGCCGGAACTCTCGATTTTAAACCGACTTGCCCGGTCTCAGTTTTAGCAACTCAGAAAAGATATATGGGAGAGTATCTTAGACAGCTTGAGATCAGAGCTGAGATTGAGGGTATTGAGCTTTAAAATAGGAGGAAAAATTCAAAATGGATTATTCAATAAGCACTAGGTTCAAAAATGCCTGGAATGCTTTTCGTAACAAAGACCCATCTTCGTTTAATAACGGGATGGGTTTTTCTGTTAGGCCTGATAGGGCGAGACTAACAAGAGGAAACGAGAAATCTATAACTACATCAATATATAACCGGATAGCCCTTGATGTATCTTCTATTAATATCCAACATGTGAGACTTGATGATAATGGTAGATATAGAGAGATTATAGATTCAAAATTAAATTCTTGTCTTACTCTTGAAGCAAACATAGATCAAACTAATAGAGCTTTTATACAGGATGTTGTTATATCTATGTTTGATGAAGGAGCTGTTGCAGTTGTTCCGGTAGACACCACTATTGATCCAAAGATTACGGATTCTTATGACATTATAACAATGCGTACAGGAAAGATTCTTGAATGGTACCCAGAGAAAGTAAAAGTAAGGGTTTACAACGACAGAACTGGATTAAAAGAGGACCTCATAATGCTAAAGAAAAATGTAGCTATTATTGAAAATCCTCTTTATGCGGTTATCAATGAACCGAATTCTACCATGCAGCGGCTTATCAGAAAACTAAATTTGCTTGATGTCATAGACGAAAAGTCAGCCTCTAATAAGTTGGATCTTATTTTCCAATTACCGTATACAGTCAGAACGGAGACAAAGAGATCTCAAGCTGAGAAACGAAGAGGCGATCTCGAACAGCAGCTTGCCGAATCGAAATATGGAATAGGATACATAGATAGTACAGAACGAGTTATTCAGCTTAACCGTCCGGTAGAAAACAATCTGATGTCTCAGATTGAATATTTAACGAGCATGCTATATAGCCAGTTAGGTATAAATCAGGGAGTATTGGAAGGAACTGCCGACAGTAAAGCTATGAGTAATTACTATGACCGTACGATTGAGCCAATAGTTTCTGCGATCGTAGATGAGATGAAAAGAAAATTCATCAGCAAGACAGCAAGAACACAGGGACAGTCAATCATGTATTTCAGAGACCCATTCAAGCTTGTTCCGATTCTTGATCTGGCAGAAATGGTAGATAAGTTCACTCGAAATGAGGTCATGACATCTAACGAGTTTAGGCAGGTCATCGGCATGAAACCGTCGAATGATCCAAACGCCGATAAACTTCTTAATAAAAATCTGAAACAGACCAACAGTGGGGCCATCCCTACTACAAGTTCAGAAATCAATAATGAAGAGGAGGAAATTCAAAATGAAGTATGACTTTAGTGGATGGGCCACTAAAAACAATCTTAAATGCTCAGATGGCCGTACCATCATGAAGGATGCATTCAAAGAAAATGATGGACAAGTTGTACCTCTTGTATGGAACCATCAGCATAATGATGTGTTTAATGTTCTTGGCCATGCGTTGCTCAAGAACAAGGATGAGGGTACATATGCGTACTGCTCTTTTAATGGAACAGAATCAGGCCAGCAGGCTAAAGCCTTAGTTGATAGTGGAGATGTGGTAAGCCTCTCGATTTATGCTAATCAGCTTAAAGAAAGAAATGGTCAGGTATTCCATGGAAACATAAGAGAGGTAAGTCTTGTTCTTGCCGGAGCTAATCCTGGAGCTGTTATTACGAATGTTATCAAGCACGGAGAAGATGTGGAAGATGAAGCATTTATAGTAACCGGCGAAAATATAGAACTGTTCCATTCCGATGATAAAAAAGATGATGAAGGTACGAAAGAGGATCCTGATAGCGGAAAGACAATTAAAGATGTTTTCGATTCAATGACGGAAGAACAGAGAACAGCGGCTTATTATGTTATAACACAAGCTCTAAATAATGACGCCGATGATGACGATGACAACGATAATGATCAAAAGGAGGATAAAGAAGATATGAAGCATAATGTATTCGACAGAGATGATACCGATAAGATGGAAGGCGTAATCATGCACTCTGACGGAACACCAGTTACTGTTGAAGAGGTGTCAACGATATTTGCCGATGCAAAGAGATACGGCAGCCTTAAAGATAGCGTATTACAGCATGGTATAGAGGATATTGAATATCTCTTCCCTGATGCCAAGAATGTAACACAGACTCCTCAGTTTATCAAAAGAGATACTGGTTGGGTATCAGAAGTAATGGGGGCAGTTCATCATACGCCTTTCAGCAGAATCAAATCATTGTTTGCTGATATAACCGAAGACGATGCCAGGGCTAAAGGTTACATAAAGGGAAAACTTAAAAAGGAAGAATTTTTTAGCCTTATCAAGAGAACCACGACACCTACAACTGTTTACAAGAAGCAGAAGCTGGATAGGGACGATGTTATCGACATTACAGACTTCGATGTAGTTAGCTGGATAAAGTCAGAGATGAGAGGCATGCTTGACGAGGAAATTGCAAGAGCAGTCCTTGTAGGAGATGGAAGGGTTTCATCCAGCGATGATAAGATCAACGAAACAAATATTCGCCCTATCTGGAAAGATGAAGATCTTTATACGATCAAGGCTCGGTTTACTGTAAGTGATTCAGCCACCGATGATGATAAAGCACAGGCATTTATCAGGGCTGCCATCAAGGCGAGAAAAGAGTATAAGGGTTCCGGGAATCCTGTTCTTTATACAACGGAAGATGTTCTTACCGATTGCCTGCTTTTGACAGATAAGATGGGAAGAGATCTTTATGATTCTGTAGAAAAACTTGCCAAGAAACTCAGAGTAAGTAAGATAGTAACGGTTCCTGTAATGGAAGGACTTACTAATAAGGTATCTGCGGACACATATACTCTATATGGAATAATCGTAAACCTTAGTGATTACAATATCGGGGCTGATAAAGGAGGGGCAATAAATATGTTCGATGATTTTGACATCGATTACAATGCTCAGAAGTACCTGATCGAAACCAGATGCTCCGGTGCTCTTATTAAACCGTATTCAGCAATAGCGATTGAACTGACGACAAACCCCTCCTAAACCTCTCCGTTAAACCAGAAGACGGGGAGGCTGTTTTATTTGGGAAGAATGTCAGCGATTTGCAGGAAGGAATTGTTATAATTGATGATACCATTTCTGGTACGCTGAAACATGTAACTGGTTACACAGAGTTCAGCAGTACGGTAGAAGAGCAAACAGGAAATTACTTGGCTCTGAAAATCGATGGCGTTCCTGAAGGAGCAACAACTACTGTAGAAGTTGTTGGCGGAACAAAGGGGCCTGTTACTTTGGATGAAGACATGAATATCGTACTTCTTATTAAGAGTAAAGACACTCAGAGTATAAAAGTTGTGTCAAAGCTTGGTAAGAATAGCCAGACAAAGACCTACAGCTTGACTGGACTGACATTAAATCAAGAATAGAGAGAGGAAAAAATCAAAATGGGTAAGTTCTATGGAACAATCGGATTTTCTAAGACAGAAGAAACAGATCCTGGTGTTTGGGAAGAAAAAATCACAGAGAAAAAATATTACATTGAACTTCTAAGAAATATTCGCAAGTTTCAGTCATCTGAGTCTATTAACGATAATATCAGCATCAGCAATCAGATGAGTATCATAGCTGACCCATTTGCAATCGAAAACTTCTCTTTTATGAAATATGTTGTCTTTAGAGGCGCTAAATGGAAAGTAGATAATGTAGAAGTTCAGTACCCTAGACTTATATTGACTGTTGGAGGTGTTTATAATGGGGACGAGACTTGAGTTGCATGAGCAATTATGCAAGATACTTGATACGAGATACGCCTATTTTCAGCCTCCTGAAACAGTAAAGATGAAATATCCCGCCATCGTGTATGAACTTGACGATATTAGAAACGAGTTCGCCGATGACGGGGTTTATTTATTTAGGAAAAGATATTTGATAACTTTAATTGATAAAAATCCGGACAGTTTATTTGTTGATAAATTGGCAATATTTCCTACATCGGAATTTGTCAGACATTACACAGCAGACAACTTACACCATTGGGTTTTTAGAATTTTTTATTAAGGAGGATAATTAATGAGCAGACTTGTTTGGGATAAAACCGGTGAAAGATTTTATGAAACCGGTGTTAAAAATGCGGTTCTGTATCCTATCCAGACCGGAGGAAACTACACAAAAGGTGTTGCGTGGAATGGTCTCAGCGCCGTTACTGAAAGTCCGAGTGGAGCTGAAGCAACTGCCATCTATGCTGATGATATAAAATATCTGAATCTTCTCAGCGCCGAAGAGTTCGGAGCAACCATTGAAGCTTATACATACCCTGAAGAATTCAAGGCCTGCGATGGTTCAGCGGAGATAGCAGATGGTGTAACTATTGGACAGCAGGGGCGACAGGTTTTTGGCCTGTGCTATAGAACCGTTTTCGGTAATGATGTTGATGGAAACGAGCACGGTTACAAACTTCATCTTATTTATGGCGCAATGGCATCACCTTCTGAAAAGGCTTATGCAACGATTAATGATTCGCCAGAAGCCATTACTTTTTCATGGGAAATAACAACAACCCCAGTAAATGTTACAGGTTTTAAGCCTACAGCTTCAATAGTGATCGATTCCACCAAAGTTCCATCTGAAAAGATGAGGTCTCTTGAGGATATTCTTTATGGAAAAGATCCTACTGAGCCTGATGGAGAAGACGGAACAGAACCTAGACTTCCGCTTCCGGACGAAATTGCCACTCTTGTAGGACATGCAGCATAAATAAGATTTGTTGAAAGGAGAGCATTAAAAAATGTTAAAAAAGACAATTACATATACGGATTATAACGGAAATGAAAGAACCGAAACCTTTTGGTTCAACCTTACAAAAGCTGAAATAATGGAGATGGAGCTGACAACGGAAGGCGGTCTTGTTGAGATGATAAATAATATTGTCGCAGCAAATGATACGCCTTCTATTGTTAAGACTTTCAAGCAAATTATTCTTAAAGCTTATGGCGAGAAAAGTCCTGATGGTAGGCGATTTATTAAATCCGAAGAGCTTTCAAGAGAATTTTCTCAGACAGAAGCTTATTCTCAGCTATATATGGAACTTGCTACAAATGCAGATTCTGCATCAGAGTTTGTAAATGGTATTGTTCCGGAGTCTTTAGCTGCTGACACTAAAAAGATTACAGCTAATAAACAGTAATATTAAGGAGTGAAAGAGAATGCTTCGTATAACGATCGATCCTAGCGAACAATGGGACGAAGAAAGAGAAGAATTTGTATATACAAAGGGACAAATATTAAGCCTGGAGCATTCTCTTGTCTCCGTTTCCAAATGGGAATCAAAATGGGGAAAACCGTTTATATCAAAAGAGCCTATCAGCTTAGAAGAAACAATAGATTATATCAGATGTATGACCATAACCCAGAATATAAATCCCAAAGTATATGGATTTCTCACAAATAAAGATATTGATGTTATTCAAAAATACATAGATGCTCCAATGACAGCGACTACTTTCTTTGACTTTGATGACGATGCTAACAGGTCTTCGAGAAGACACACTATAACCGCCGAGTTGATCTACTATTGGATGATAACATTGAACATTCCATTGGAATGTCAGAAATGGCATTTAAACAGACTACTTACTCTCATAAGACTTTGCAGCGTGCAGAATGCTCCGAAAAAGAAACTTAGTAAAAATGAAATCAGAAGAAGAAATGAAATGATAAACGAAGCCAGAAAGAAACAGTTTAATACAAGAGGTTGATCGAGGTGATTATATTTGAAAATTACATTTCAGCAAAAAGGTAATTTTTCCAAAGCTACTCGATACATGGAGCGGATAAAAGAGATATTCCATTTTGGATTACTTGATAAATATGGAAAAGATGGCGTGGCAGCCCTTTCGTCTGCTACCCCAGTTGACAGCGGTAATACAGCTAATTCCTGGTATTACGAAATTGAAAATAAAAAGGGACAAGTTCGTATTAATTTCCTTAATTCTAACATTAACCAAGGTGTACCAATCGCAATAATACTTCAATATGGTCATGGAACAGGAACAGGCGGTTGGGTACAAGGCCGTGATTACATAAATCCGGCGATACAGCCGGTTTTCGATAGAATATTACAAGACATATGGAAGGAGGTTACCAGATAGTGAGTAAAACCATTGATGAACGAGTTGTGTCTATGCAATTCGATAATGCGCAGTTTGAAAGAAATGTGCAAACAAGTTTATCCACTATAGAGAAGCTTAAACGGAGCTTAAATTTCAGTGGAGCTTCCAAAGGTCTTGAAAACATAAATGCTGCTGCAAAAAATGTGGACATGTCGGGAATGAGCAGCGCAATAGAATCCATAAAAGTTAAGTTTTCAGCTCTTGAAGTGATGGCGGTGACAGCATTAGCGAATATAACAAATTCCGCCGTAAATGCCGGAAAAAGAATAGTAAAGGCCTTAACGCTTGATCCGATAATATCTGGCTTTCAGGAGTATGAGACACAGATAAATGCTGTTCAGACAATACTTGCTAATACATCAAGCAAAGGTACGACAATAGATCAGGTTAATGCGGCCCTTGATGAGCTTAATACATATGCCGATAAAACAATATATAATTTTACGGAAATGACCCGCAATATAGGAACCTTTACGGCGGCAGGAGTTGATCTTGATAAAGCTGTAACATCAATAAAAGGTATAGCTAATCTTGCGGCAGCATCCGGCTCATCATCTATGCAGGCGAGTACCGCCATGTATCAGCTTTCACAAGCAATAGCGGCTGGAAAAGTGCAGCTCATGGACTGGAATTCAGTAGTTAATGCCGGTATGGGCGGCGAGTTATTTCAAAATGCTTTAAAAAGAACAGCGAGACATTTTGGATATAATGTCGACGCAATGATTGAAAAGTATGGCTCTTTTAGAGAATCCCTTACTCAAGGAAACTGGCTTACGACTGAAGTTCTTACGGAGACACTTACTCAATTATCCGGAGCCTACACAGAGGCCGATCTTATAGCGCAGGGCTATACAGAGAAACAGGCTAAAGAAATAGTTGAGATGGCGAAGACCGCAGAAGATGCGGCTACCAAAGTAAAGACATTTACTCAGCTTGTAGACACTACAAAAGAAGCGCTGCAATCCGGATGGACGCAAAGCTGGGAGATAATTATAGGAGATTTCGAAGAGGCTAAAGAACTATTTACCGAAGTATCAGATGTTCTCGGCGATATGGTTTCCAAATCTGCCGACGCCAGGAACGCCATGCTTGAAGGTGGACTGGCAAGCGGATGGGATCAGTTTTTAGGAAAAGGTATATCTAATGAAGGAGATTTCGTTGATACAGTTAAGATAGTCGCTAAAGAGCATAACATCGCCATAGATGAAATGGTCGATAAAGCAGGTTCCTTTGATAAGACACTTAAAGACGGCTGGCTTACATCAGAAATGCTGTCTGAGTCGGTATCAAAGTATGCAGATAAACTTGAAAGTATGTCCGACGAAGAGCTTAAAGCAGCAGGCTATACGAAAGAACATGTCAGACAGATACAGGAGCTCGAACAAGGCATAAAAGATGGGACAGTATCTCTTGACGAATTTACGAAAAAGATGGCGATGCCATCCGGACGAGAAAATTTGATAGAGGCTCTTAAAAATTCTTTCAAAGGTCTTGCGGATACAATTAAACCAATACACGAAGCTTTTCGAGAGATTTTTCCAAGAACAACGGCAGAACAATTATACAATTTAACAGAAACGCTGAAAAATTTAAGCGAAAGATTCAAAATAAGCGAAGAAACGGCAGATAAGTTAAAGAGAACATTCAAAGGGGTGTTCTCTGTTTTTAGTTTTGGTGTAGAAGTTGTTAAAGCGTTACTTAAAGGGTTTGCTGACTTTGTCGGTTTTCTTCTTCCTGCCGGGAATGGAATATTAGATATAACTGCAAGCATCGGGGATTTCGTCTCAGGAATAAATGAAGCATTAAAATCTTCTGATGCTTTTAATAATACTATTGAGAATATCAAAAAAGTATTAAGTCCTTTGGCTGGTTTTCTCACCAATCTCTTCAATATTATAACCGGAGGAATATTCAGCATAACCGATTCTGCATCTGGAGGGATATTAGATGGTCTGTCATTCGGTATAGAAACCTTTGCTGAAATTTCCTCAAAGGCTGCTACGCTGATAGGAAATGCGTTTGAAAAAATAAGTAACGCTCTGACATCTGTGTTTAAAGAGGGCAGTCTGGAACCTATATTCGATATTATTAATGCTGGATTATTTTCAGGAATACTTATAGGAATAAAGAAATTTATAGACAAATTAGGCGAGATAAGTATAACCGGTGGCGGATTCCTTGATTCATTGAAAGGGATACTAGATGGTGTAAAAGGCAGTCTCGAAGCATGGCAATCTTCTATAAAGGCTAATACGCTCATGAAAATAGCCGGAGCAATAGCTATTTTATCGGCGTCGCTCGTTGTTTTATCAGCAATCGATGCTACAAAACTTGCGACTTCACTTAGCGCAATGACTGTTATGTTTGCTCAGTTATTTGGCTCAATGGCTATATTTGGCCATCTGATGGAGGGAAAAGCCGGCTTTATAGGAATGGCGAAATTATCCGCTTCTATGATCGCATTGTCAACCGCAGTGCTTATATTATCATCCGCCGTAAAGAAATTATCTTCTCTTAACTGGGGCGAATTGGCTACTGGATTAGTAGGAGTTGGAGTGCTTTGTGCAGAACTCGCATTATTTATGAAGGTAGCAGACTTTGACGGAGTTGGGCCAATAAGAGCAGCGGGGCTTGTTATTTTAGCAAGTGCAATAAATATATTAGCCAA